TCACAACCACCCTGCAGACCAAACAGCCCGCCCGATGATGTCTAGCTCGTGCAGTTGATCCTGGGGCACCAGCACTTTGTCATATTCCTTGTTCGCGCTGATGATAGAAACGCCATTGAACTGGCGCTGCAACCGCTTGGCGTACAGATGTCCATCCAGCCGAAGAATATAAATACCCTCCCCCTCAATCGTCGTCCTGGTGTGATCGATCAACACCGTGTCGCCGCTGTTCAGCACCGGTTCCATCGAGTCACCATCAATGCGGATCGCGGATAGATGCTCTGGCGTAAGCCCTTGTTTTCGCAATGAATAACGAGTGAAGGAAATGTGTGTCAGAACGCGGCAGTTCTCGTTCCAGGCACCCGCCCCAGCGCTGCACTGTGCGTCATATAGCGGCACAAAGGCGTAGTCCTCCATGCCAAGCACTTCTGCTTGATGTCCCTCAGTTATCGCTGACTCACCGCTTCCTGTTGCTAGCCACTCTAATGAAACGCCGCCAGCAACCGCGATTGCGATAAGCGCTTTCCGACTAGGCTCACCTCCATTCAGATAGCGCTGCAAACCGCTTTGCGATACACCAGCCGCTTTCGCTAAAGCGTTAACACTCCCATGGGCTTCAGCAAGACTACGCAGGCGCTCGATAAACGCTTCATCTCTTTCAAGTTCTTTCTTTGAACTTGAAAGTGTTGGGCTATCTGAGCTTTCAACTTTCATCTTTAGCCAAGTCCTTGAAACATCAGCAAATTAACCATATTCGACTAACTGGGTAGTCGAAAAGAACTTTAAAAACCCCTATCCGACTTGATCACCTAACCGAATAGCGTTATGTTTACTAACAAGTGAGGGTTAGACAGCCAGAAAAAACGCCACGGAGTGACGCTATGAAACTGGACATACCTACCCACCCAGCCGCCCGCTGGGAGTGGATCAAATATCAGATACGGATGCGCGGCTTAACGCTCGCCGAACTGGCTCGCCGCCTGGACGTCGAGCTTGGCACGCTTGCTGCTGTGAAGCGCACGCCCTATCCGCGTATGGAAAGAGCGATTGCCAAGGCACTCGACCTGCAGCCCGCCATGATCTGGCCAGAGCGCTGGAACCACGATGGTACGCCTAACCGCCAGCGCCCCAACCGCGCAGAAAAGAGCGCATCAATATCAAGTATGCATGATAGCGGCTCTAACGTTAGAGCGCATCGTCAAATGGCGGCGGGGGCGTAACCATGAAGCGCGTCAAAGACACCCAAACGCTAGACATCTTTGAGGTACCTGTCCCCGTGACACCCACACCGGGCAGCGGCAACTATGCCGCCCAAGTGAGTGAACTGGTGGGCGTGGTGCTGAAAGACTGCCCCGTTGACCGCTATGAGGTGGCCGCGCAGATGAGCCGCTACTCCGGTGACGACGTCTCCAAGCACATGCTGGATGCGTGGTCGAGCCCAGGCCGCGCCGACCACAACATTCCTTTCTACCGCATTCCGCTTTTGGAGGAGGTGTGCCAAAGCCATGCCTTTACCGATTGGCTCGTGCATTTGCGCGGTGGTCGTGTGGCATATGGGCGCGAGGCTTTGGCAGCTGAGTACGGAAAGCTCTCGCGTGTGCAAGAGCGTGTGAATGCGGATCTACGTCGCCTGAAGAAGCTAATGGGAGAAGAGCAATGAGCCGCTCGAATTCAAACATCGCGCCAGCGGTTCGGCGTCACTATCGTCTCTGCCGTATGGTGCCGCTCATGGGGGATATGCGCCGTCGAGTTACACGCCGGGCAATTATAAAGGTCGTATCCAAACTCTTGCTGCTTAAGGTCCAGGATAGTGGTGCGGCCTTGCTGGAAACAGTTAGCACAAAAATACACTGGCTGTTGGTATTCCCCGCTGCTCGGGCTGTTTCGTACATATACAACACTCCCTGTTTTAAGCACCACCTGCGTGTACATATCGCGCTCAGCCAAAAAATTAGTCGCTTCGGCAAGCCGTTCTGTGAGTTCGCGTTTTTCATCAAGAAGCGTCGTCACCTGCTCGCGCATCGAGAGGATATCCTCGCGCAGCGTCTGTATGTGCTCGCGAAGCTCTATCACAAGTGTCGCACTGTCTCCTTCACTTTTAGCGAGATCGATCGCAGCGCGAGCGATGTTAAGCGTTCGGTCGAAACTAGCCAGCAAACCTTTCATGGGCGTTCCTCTAAGGGTGATTTGGGTTTGGGTTGCACCTCCCAATCTACCGCAGAGTGCAATGCCCGCCTATTCCAGCGGGGGCGTGTATGAACTGGTACTCCGCCAAAGAGTTGGCCGGGCTACCAGGCATGCCCGGCACCGTTCAGGGTGTTAAGGCCAAAGCCAATACTCAGCGCTGGGAAGCACAGAAGCGCATGGGGCGTGGTGGAGGCTATGAATACGCCTTTGCCGTACTACCCAAAGAAACCCAGAACGCCCTGCTGTTGGCACAGGCCGACCAAGCCGCCCCTGCGCCTGCTAGCACCGTAGCGCCGCCGCAAGAAGAGCAGCGCCCAGGCCAGCAGCAACTTACCGATGCCCAACGCCAAGTGATGGGTGCCCGCGTCGCGTTCGTTCGCGAGATCGAACGCATGAGCAAGATGGTCAGCCAGCAGCGCGCTATCGAAACGTTAGTCGCTCACGCCCAAGCAGACGATCTAACGCCTTACCTCAAACAGCGGGTAGTGCTGGCCAACGACCGTAAAACGGATACCCGCACCCTTAGCGAGCGCACCCTCAAGCGCTGGATCGCTGACTTCCGCAAATACGGCGAACGCGGCCTTGCCCCCAAACGCCGCAAGGCTGATATGAGCATGCCGCCGTGGGCTGGTGACTTTCTCAAGCGCTACCAGAAGCCGCAAAAGCCCAGCGTAGAAGCGGCCTACCAGCTGCTGGTCGAGCAGACCGAGCCGCCGCACCCTTCTATCCATCAGGTGCGCCGCTGGCTTGCCAAGCTGTCACCGGAAGCGCGTGAGCGTGGCCGCATGGGTGCCCACGAACTGAAAGCCCTACAGCCCTTCAAGCGCCGCACCAGCGACGCGCTACTGCCCAACGATGTGTGGGTAGCGGATGGCCACACCTTCGATGCCGAAGTGATCAACCCACTCACCGGCCAAGCCTTCCGGCCCGAGATCACGCTGATCATCGATTGGGGCACCCGCCGCATCGTCGGCTTTGCCCTCAACCTAGCGGAGTCCACCGTGGCCACGCTGGATGCACTGCGCGATGCCGTGAGCCGCGTAGGCATGTTCAACCTGTTCTATGTCGATAACGGTTCAGGCTTTGACAACGCCACTGTTTACGAAGTGGTCGACCGCCTGGGGGGCAGCATTACCCACTCACTGCCCTACAACTCCCAGGCACGCGGCGTCATTGAACGCGCCCACCAAACCATCCTGGTGAAACTGGCTAAAGAGATGCCCAGCTTTATTGGCGCAGATATGGATAAAGAAGCCGCCACCAAAGCCCACAAGTTAAGCCGCCGCGATATTAAACAAGGGTTAAAGCCCGCGTTTATTCCCACGTTTCAAGAGTTCTTCGAGCGCTTGAACGACGCCCTGGATGTTTATAACCACCGGCCCCACAAAGGGCTGCCCAAAGTGCGCGACTTAGACAGCGGCAAGCTACGCCACCAAAGCCCCATGGAAGCCTGGAAAAGTGCCGAGGCCGAAGGCTTCGAAGCGCTCACCGCACCCAGTGATGTGGTCGCCTCGCTTATGCGCCCACAAGAAGTGCGCAAAACCAACCGTGGAGAAGTGCGCATCAATGGCGGCGTCTACTTCATGGACGCCCTGCGCGACTTCCACGGCGAAGAGATCCGTGTGGCCTGGGATTACCGCGACACCGGCTGCGTCGGCATCTTCACCCTAGAAGGTGAATACCTCGGCGATGCTCAGTTGGATGGCAACGCCACCCCCGCGATGCCCGCCAGCATGATCGAACGCGCCGCCGAAAAACGCGAAAAAGGCCAACTCAACCGTTTGGTGCAAAAAGCCAAGGTGGTCACCGGTAGCGATGTGGAGTTCAGAACGATTACCCCCGCCGCCCGCCAATCAGACGAAAAGCAGGCTGCCCAAGGCCGCGCCTACGCCAAGCGGCTGGCCGATCAAGGCACACGCTTTCAGATACCCCACAACAAGATGGAGCGCTATCGGCTCTGGAAGAAGCTGGATGGACAACTACAGCAAGGAGAAGAAGTACCCGCCGCCGCCCGCGAATGGCACGAGCGTTACCAGCACCACAGTGATTTAAAAGCCATCGCCAAAGTGATGGATACCGAAATGGATGCAGGTGGGCGGCAACCCACCCGCACCCGACGGGCCGTCTGAACCACGGCCCATGACACCCGCAGCAATTAAGGAACTGATATGAGCGTCAACACCATTGTACCACTCACTAACGTTGGCCTACTGGCCGCCGCTGTCGAAAGCGCCGCCAACCGCCCACCAGAACTACCTGGCTTGGTGGTCATGTACGGCCCCAGCGGCTACGGCAAAAGCCTGGCAGCCGCCTATGCCGCCAACCTGCACCGCGCCTACTACGTCGAGTGCCGCGAGAGCTGGACGAAAAAAGCGTTCGTGATCGCCATCCTGCGCGAGATGGGCATCATCCCCATGAAGACGCTCAGCGAGATGGTCGACCAGATCGCCGAGCAGCTCTCCCGCTCTGGCCGCCCGCTGATCATCGATGACGTTCAGTACGTCATCGACAAAGCCGCCGCCAACGTTCTCACCGACATCTATAACGCCAGCCAAGGCACCCTGATTCTGATCGGTGAAGAGCGCGTGCCTGCCTCCATGGCTCGCCTAGAACGCCTGCACAACCGCGTACTGGAATGGGTGCCCGCCCAAGCCGCCAGCCTGGACGACGTGTGTGCCCTGGCCGCCAAAAGCTACCCCGACATCATCATCGAAGACGACCTGCTGGACGCCATCAACCACCGTGTTAAAGGCTGCCTGCGCCGTGTGGCGGTGAACCTCTACCAGATCCACTCCGAAGCCAGCGCTCAAGGCTGGAAGACAGTGGGCCTAAGCGAGTGGAGCGAGCAAGACATCCACACCGGCCAACCACCGGCGCGGAGGGGCTGAGCATGTCGTCCAAGAACGTCGCAAAGCGTAAAACGCTATCCGCACTGGCGGGAGATGTCACCCCTCGCCAGCTTATCTGGGACGCCATTCGTCACCAGCATTTAGACGATGGCATCATCACCATGCAGGGCATCCGTATTGCCCTCAAACGTCACCCGGAACTCAGCGAGAGCCGCATCAGCGACTATCTCCGGGCGTTGATCGCAGGCGGCTTCCTGGTGCGCCGCAACCCCGACGCACCACCCGCCACCACGGCCATCTACTTCCTGCAGCGCGATGTCGGTGTGGAAGCCCCCCGCGTGCGCCGGGATGGCACGCTGCCACCGCCCCCAGGGCGCGAACAGCTCTGGCGCACGCTCAAAATCATTGGTGCGTTTACCGGCCAAGAGCTAGCCGATGCCGCCAGCACGCCTCAAGTGCCGGTCGCCAAAGCCACGGCAGATGAGTACATCAAGATGCTCTCTCGGGCTGGATACCTGCAAACCGTGGTGGAACCCTCCCCTGGCGTGCCAGGGCGCTATCGCCTGGTGCCCAGCCACTGGACCGGCCCCATGGCCCCCATGATTCGGCGCACCAAAGAACTCTACGACCCCAACACTGGCGCCGTGGTGTACCGCCGCGTCACCAAAACCGAAGGGGGCGAGCCATGAACGCCATTCGCCGCACCCGCGCCGTGGATATCTCCAACTGGGGCGAAGCGCCGCCCCGCTGGATTGTGCTGCTCGCCAACGAAGTGCGCGCCACCAATCGCAAGATGGCCGGTGATCGCATCGGCGTCTCGCGCAGCGCGGTCTCTTTGGCACTGGCCAACCGCTACCCCAGCCCTTCTACCAACAGCATCGAAAAGAAGGTGCTGGCAGCGCTGGATGGCCTGAACTGCCCCGCACAGCAACGCACCATCAGCGTAGAACAGTGCCGCGAGTACCGCTCGCGCCCAGCGCCCACCCACAACCCCATGGCCATGCGCCTATGGCGCAGCTGCCAAACCTGCCCGAACAACCCCGACCGCCAGCAGGGAGAAGACCAATGACCCTCAAAGCCACCTGCCCCGAATGCGGCATGAGCGGCGACATGGCCGCGTTCGTCACCCAAGGCGAACACAACCAGGCACTGGCCGCCGCGCTGGAAATGCCCGCCTTACTGAGCAGCCGCATCGTGCGCTACCTCGGCCTGTTCCGGCCCAAATCACGGGCATTGGCCAGCGCCAAAAGCGCCCGCCTGCTGGGCGAGCTGAAAGACGTCATCACCAGTGAAGTGATCGAACGTAAAGGCATCACCCGCCAAGCCCCGCTCAAGGTCTGGGTGATGGCGCTTGACCAGCTGCTAGAGCGCCCGCCCAGCAACCTACCGCTCACCGGCCACGGCTACCTCTATGAGGTAGTGGCCAGCTGCGCTGATCGCCACGCCGGTGAGGTGGAAAGGCAGCGCGAAGAGCAGGCGCGTAACGGTTTTCAAAAGAGCAGTGTCAAACAGCCTGCAAACCGTGCCGCTGTTGCCACCCTGCGAGAGCGCTCCACCGATGACGTACTTGCCGAACACGAACGGTTAGCCCAGCGCAAAGCGCACGTTACCCAGCAGCGCCCGCCGCAACACGACAAAGCCGCTGAAAAAGCCAATGCCCCCAAACGCCTGAGCGACCTACTGAAAGGGGCAGCCAGTCAGGGAGAACAGCCATGAGAACGTACAGCGATGCCCACATCGAGCATTACGCCGACCGCTTCATCGCCCTGCGCATCGCCCGCCACGGCGTGGATCTCGCGCAGTACCTGATCAACCCCACCCAGTTTGAGCGCCTGGCCTTAGAACCAGAGCCGTTGCTGCCCAAGCAGCAACGGGCCGTGCTGCGCATCTGGCAGCGCTGGGACACCGGCCTAGCCGAGCAGGCAGCAGCTTCTGAAGCCCCCGAAGAAAAGCCGTTCGAGCTGCCCGGTGAATACGCCGTGTGGGAGGAGTTCCTGCTGGGCATCGGCAACAACAAGGCCATACGCCAGCGCAACGGTGCCTATGTCGAGCCGATGCACCACCACCGCCACAACCCCCGTAACCGCAGCGCCAACTTTGCCCGTAAAGGAGCCTAATCATGAGCATCGCCACCACTGAGACTCAACAAGTACCCGAAGGCTTCCGCATGGACGCCAAGGGCCGCTTGATACCCGAAGAGCAAATTAAAGAGATCGACAAGCTGCGCGATGAACTCGTGCTCTCGATCGTCGACCGCGCCTGTGAGCTGCGCGACCAGCTACGCGACTTCAAAAGCGATGTGTTTAGCGAAATCGCCGCGCTCATCGAGACCTCCGCCCAGGAGTACGACGTTCAGATCGGCGGCAAGAAAGGCAACGTGCAGCTCGTTTCCTTCTGTGGCCGCTACAAGGTGCAGCGTGCCATCTCCGAAACCATCACCTTTGATGAGCGCTTACAGGCTGCAAAGGGCTTGATTGAAGACTGCCTGCGCGACTGGACGACGGACGCCCGCCCCGAGGTGGCCACCATCGTGCAAGACGCCTTCCGCGTCGACCAAGCGGGCAACATCCGCACCGGCCAAGTGCTGGGCCTACGCCGCCTGAACATTCAGGACAAGCGCTGGCTGAAAGCCATGGATGCTATCTCTGACGCGGTGCAAGTGACAGGCTCCAAGAGCTACATCCGCATCTATGAGCGCGTCGGCAGCACCGACCAATACCAGCCCATCAGCCTGAACATTGCGGAGGTGTAACCCATGCCCAGCAAATGCGCCTATTTCTACCAACTCCAGGAGCGCGGCATCAGTGCCGCGCAGGCCAAACGGTGGCTCAAGAAGAACCCGATACCACGCCAATGGAAGCACTCAGCATGGCGCTGGGCCGCTGAGAACATGACCGATGAGGTGACCCCATGAGCACCGTCTTGAATGCGTCCTCGATCCGCGTCAGGGCCGCCATGGGCGGATACGTCGCCACCCTGCGCGGCAAGCGTGCCACCGGCACCACGCATCGCGAAGCGGCGCTGACCGTCGCACGCCAAGTGTACGGCCCCAAGGTCAACGTACGCAGCGACTACCTGCGCGATGCAGATCCACTGGCGGGCATCCAGTACCGCTACCACATCACCCACCAGCGAGGTGTGGCATGAGCGAGCCAACCAAAACCAGCACCAAGGCCATGATCACGATTGAGCCCAACGAAGCTGGCGGTTTCACGGTATACGCCGGATTCAATGGTGATAAAGCCGAATCACCTCAAATGAAAAAGGCTGGCGATTTAGCCCTGCTGGGAATGCTGGCCATCGCCAAAGCGCTGGAGCTGCAAGACGCCCAAGCAGCCACCCAAACAACCATCCACTAAGCGAAACGCCCTGCCAATAGCGGGGCGTCTGCTGGGCGTGGTGGCCCGGCACTGATGAGCAGCCCGGAGGCAACGTATGGCAAGGGGAAAACGATCACAGATCACGATGACCGACATCGGACCAGAGAAGCTATGCACGAAATGCGGCGAGTGGTGGCCGGACGATAGCGAGTTTTACTACCTGACCAATGGCTTAACCATCCAGCCATGCAAGGCCTGCTATGAGCAACTGCCATCCGTGATCCGCAAGCGGGCAAAGCAACGTAAACCCGAAAGCGCCGAGAGGTGGTTGCATGAGCATTAAAATCAGCAAAGGCAAGCTGGCCCAAATCCACATCGCCAAGGCCCAGCTGGGCCTGACCGATGAGGACTACCGCGCAATCCTCGCCCGCACGGCGGGCGTGAGCAGTGCCAAAGAACTCACCAATCGCACGGTCGGCGGCGTGATGCACGAGTTTCGCCGCCTCGGTTTTGAACCCAAGCCCGCCAAAAAAGCGGGCCGGAAGGCACCACGCCCGCCGCGCTCACGCCAGAATGTGATGAGCAAGATCGAAGCCATGCTCACCCACGCAGAGCGCCCATGGGCCTACGCCGACAGCATGGCAAAGCGGATGTTCAACGTTGAGCGGGTGGACTGGCTGGACGATGACCAGCTACACCGCCTGATGACCGGGCTCATCATCGACGCCAAGCGGCAAGGACGGTACCCCAATGACCTCAAATGACGATAACCTCGATTTTGGGTTCGATGAGATTCCCAAAGATGTCCTGGAGCGCCTGCCAGACCCAGAGCTGGCCCGCCACTGGCCTCAGTCGCTGGTCGACATGCTGCAGGTGATCGAGGCCGAGTATGTCGAAATAGGGTTGGCGCCGCGCATCGCTCAACGCCTGGCGTTTTCAACCCTAAGAATTCTGGCGTATTACCACGGCGGGCAGGTATTCTATTTAGCCAAAGGGGATCAGCTCGACCGAGCGCTGCGCGACCACCAAATATGGTGCGAGTTTAACGGCAGCAACCACGCCGAGCTGGCACGGCGCTACGATAGAAACGTCATGCAGATCTACAAGATCCTGGCCGAGCAGCGGGCACTGCACCGCAACCGCATCCAGCCTGGGCTGTTTTAAGGGAGAGAGGGAGCTATGAAGATTCTTGCAGGGATAACACTCATCGCTGCTGTAATGCTGTCGGGCTGCGAGTCGCAAGAAGTAAAGCAGGCAAAAGAGGCGGTTGCTAATCAGCTACGCGACCCTGAATCCGCTCAGTTTCGCAACATGACCGAAACGAGGAAAACGAGTTTGCTTGAGCATGGTGTAGTGACGGTCTGTGGCGAGGTAAATGGCAAGAATGCGTATGGAGGGTATGTGGGTTTTCAGCGCTTCGTAAGCAGGCCATCAGTAGGTATCGTGTACATGGAAAACACCTGGTCCACCTTTGACAGCGTTTGGTCTCGCCATTGCAGCGAGTCATAGCAATATCAAACCTATCAGTTACCAAAAGGTGTCAGCATGCTCAGTAAAATAATTAAAAGCCTGTTCAAGCCTAAAAGAACCAAAGCCCCCGTTCGGTCACAACCTCGACCGTCGCCCTCGCCACCCGTACCCCAAGCATCAAGCGGAGAAGTGATTGCTGCACTAAACAATGGAAATGAGGAGATTGAAATAAGGATCCCTGACGATGCTGAATTTCGGGAACGCGGCTGGATCGTCGGCAACTGGTTCAATCAGCAAGCGCTCGCCTCAGCATTTGCTGTCCAGCAGGGCGTAGATGCATCACGCCAAGTGTTACAGAAGGTGGCCTATGAAATCACTCGCCCCCGCTACCCCGAGGAACAGAAGTTGTGGTTTCGTAAAAACATGGCGCAATTTGTTCGGCTAGACCCTGTCTACCAAAAGACGGTTGGCCGAGTGCGCGAAGCAATCCGCCGTAACCCCGGCATGATACAGAGTGAGATTTATAAAGAGCGCAGCGAAGCAGAGAAGGAAGCCGCTCGCTATGTGCTCTATTTTGCCCATGAGCTGGGTGATATCCGCCGAGAGAAGGCGGGACGGTCGTACAAGCTGTATTTGCCGGAGGGGCCGGAGCAGAAGATCAGCAACCTGCACAAGAAAGCGACAGCAGCCATCGCTGAAAAAAACCTTGAAGAAGCGGTGGCGTATCTTGAAGAAGCCCAAAAATTAATGGCAGTGGAGGAAGGTTACCCGATAGAGCGCTACTTGCGCCTACCCAATTACCTTCAGCAGGCGGGGCGCATGACAGACGCTGAAGCCATCTTCAAAGAGCTACTGGCTACATGGCAGCAAGGGTATGAGCAATCTGCAATCCATAGCCAGTGGCGTATCGCTTGTAATCGTGAAAGAGACTACCACGGTGCATGTTTGCACGGCGTGCATAGCATTCTCTGGACCTGCGTTTCCTGCGCTGAACAAGAACGCCTGCCTGAAGAGTGGCAAATAGCTGATCATTGGTCGTCTGACCTAGCCAAACTGCTCAAACGAGCAAAGAAGACCGAGCAACTGGATTCAGTGTTGGAGCGTTTGGCTCCATTCTTCGCCGAGCCGCGTCGTGATGCCGTTGCGAGTACGCTTCATTCCGTACAAGAACTACTCTATACCAATCACTCTTGACCTTTTCGCCAGCAGTCGCGTTCAATAGCTAGTAGAGCGCCCGAGCGGCCTGACCGCCAGAGCGCCTGTGAAGATGCCCACCCCTCGGTGGGCATTTTTCTTTAATTCCCGCTAATCCCGACGCCTCACCCTACCGCCCTATCCTGAACCTCACTGCTCTGTGCTTCGCTCACCTGCAATGAGGCTTTCTCACCATGCCCCGTGACGACCTTTCTACCCATTTCAAACGCCGTGAATTCGCCTGCAAATGCGGGTGTGGGTTCGATACGGTAGACCTTGAAACCCTGACACTGCTGCAAGACATCCGCCTGCATTTCAATGCCCCCGTCATCATCAACAGCGGGTGCCGCTGTGCGGCCTACAACCGACGTGTAGGCGGTGCTGCCGCCAGCCAGCATGTGTTTGGCCGCGCCGCCGATATCCGCGTGCAAGGCATCGACCCTGCCGTGGTGGCCACCTACGTGGAAACCCAGCACCCCACGGCCAGCGTGGGTCGCTACAACACCTTCACCCACGTAGACACACGCACAAGCGGCCCTGCCCGCTGGGGCGGGTGAACCATGCAATGGCGAGAACTAGCCACCACCGTGGGCGGTATGGCCCCGCTGATCGGCAGCGCCCTCGGTGGCCCCGCTGGGGCAGCCGTGGGCCAACTAGCCGCCAAAGCCTTAGGCGTTGCCGCCACCCCCGACGCTGTCGCCCAGGCACTCGGCGACCCAGACGCCGCCATCAAGCTCCAGCAGCTCGAAAACGACCACCAGCAAACCCTCGCCCGCATGGTGCTAGAAGCCGAAAGCGTGCGCCTTAGCGAGGTAAACAAAACCATGCGGGCCGAAGCGGCGAGCAACGACGCCTATGTGCGCCGTTGGCGGCCTACCTTTGGCTATCTCACTGCGATTGCCTGGGTTATCCAGTGCGTGGCCATTGCCTGGTCGATTGTGGCCACGCCGGAGCAAGCAGGGGTGGTAGCCCAAGCCGTTACCGCACTCACCCCCATGTGGGGCGTAGCGCTTGCCATGTTGGGGATTAACGCCACCTGCCGAAGCCGCGACAAACAAGTGGCCGCAGGGCAACAGCCGAGCGGCTTTATGGACGCCGTGATAAAGCGCGTTGGCCGCTAACCCACCGATAAGGGAACCTCATGGAGTTATTCAACTGGAACGCCGCCAAGGTGATCTTCGACGTGATGCAGGCACTGCTTACCGCACTCATGGCGGTCTATGTCTACTGGCTGAACAAGCACCGCGCCAGCCAAGCCGCGATTAAAGGCACCAACGATCGTATCGATGGCGTTGAGAAGAAAGTGGTCAACCTGGAGCACAAAGTGGAACGCCTACCCGATCACGAGGACATCGAAAAGCTACAGGAGCAAATGGCACGCACCAACGTACTGCTGGCGGAGATCAGCGCTAACCAAAAAAGTACGTCAGTACAGGTCAACCGCATTAACGACTACTTGCTGAACCAAGGGGGCCGCTCATGACCGGGCAACACTTTTCCGACTTCGAAACCGAAGGCCGCCGCCTGGGCATCCTGCGGATTCTGTCGCGCCGCAGCCAGTTCACGACCAACGAATACAGCCTGAACGATGAGCTGAAAGGCGCCTACGCCCACCACATCAGCCGCGACAAGCTACACGGCGATATTGCTTGGCTGGAAGAGCAAGGCCTGGTGATTGCCCAGCAGCCCCGCGCGGGCTGGATCGTGACCCTCACCTCACGCGGTGCCGACTGTGCCGAAGGCCTCGCCAATGTACCCGGCGTCGCCAAACCGCGACCGGGAGCGTAACCATGCCGCCCCGTAACAAGGTGTTCGACCTGCCCCAAGAGGTGCGCGAAGAACTCAACGAGAAGCTCGTCAGCAGTGGCTTCCAAGGCTACGAAGCGTTAGCCGGGTGGCTCAGCGAGCGCGGTTATAACGTTTCCAAGTCCAGCGTTCACCGCTATGGCCAGGATCTCCAGGAGGAGTTCGAAGAAGCCATGGGCGACGTGCGTAAAACCACCGAGCTAGCCCGCGCCATGGCCAGCGATGGCGAAGACGAAAGCGGACACCTGATCGACGCCACCGCCCGCATCGTGCAAGACCAGCTCCTGCGTATCTCTATCGCCATGCGCAAGGCCGAAGAAGACCCCGCCAAAGCCGCCAAGCAGCTCGGCAGCGTGACCAAAGCGCTGGCCGATATTGGGCGCGTGAGTTTGAGCCAGAAGAAATGGGCCAAGGAGCTGCGGGTGGAAGTGGCCAGAGAGGCAGCGGAAAAAGCCGAGACCAGCATGGCGACTCAAGGCATGAGCCGCGACGCCATCGACGCCATCAAGCGCGATATTCTGGGGATTGCCTAATGGATGAACTCACCATTGCACAGGCCATAGTCGATGCTGCTGATAGCCTCGGCTGGGCCATTGTGATCGCAGCCTTCATTCGGGGGTTCTTGAACAAATGAGCGCACTGCCCGAATCCGTTCTGCTGCCCTACCAAAAGGCGTGGATCGAAGACGACTCGGACCTCAAGATTGCCGAGAAGAGCCGCCGTACCGGCTTGACCTGGGGCGAAGCCGCTGATGCCGTGCTGTCGGCCAGCAGCGCCAAAGCCGCCGGGGGCACCAACCACTTCTATGTGGGCTCCAACAAAGACATGGCCATCGAGTTTATCGATGCCTGCGCCATGTGGGCCAAGGCCTTCAACCGCGCCGCTAGCCACATCCAGGAGGAGCTGTACCACGACGAAGACAAGGATATTTTGACATTCAATATCCACTTCTCCAGTGGCTTCAAGATCCAGGCGCTCAGCTCGCGTCCCAGCAATATGCGTGGCCGCCAGGGCAACGTCACCATTGACGAAGCCGCCTTCCACGATCAGCTGGCCGAAGTGCTCAAGGCCGCGCTCGCCCTCACCATGTGGGGCGCAAAGGTGCGCCTGATTAGCACCCACAACGGCGTCGAGAACCTGTTCAATGAGCTGATTCAAGACAGCCGTGCAGGCAAGAAGCGCTACAGCGTTCACCGCATCACGCTGGATGATGCGTGCGAGCAAGGGCTCTATAAACGCATTTGCCAAGTGCGCGGCAAGCCCTGGACGCCAGAGGCAGAGGAAGAATGGAAGGCCAACCTGCTCAAGGACACCGCCACCCGAGAAGACGCCCTGGAGGAATACTACTGCGTGCCCAAGGCAGGCGGCGGTGCTTACCTCTCACGCGCCATGATCGAGGCGCGCATGGTCGATGCGCCGGTGATTCGCTTTGAAGGCAGTGCCGAATTCAACGCGGTACCGGAGCACTACCGCGCCCTAGAGATAGACGCCTGGTGCCAAGAGCATTTGCTGCCGCTGCTCGACAAACTCGACCCGCGTTTAGCCCACTGCTTTGGCGAAGACTTTGGCCGCAGCGGCGACTTAACCGTCATTGCCCCGATGGCCATCACTCAGCAGCTCGTGCGTCAGGTGCCGTTCCTGGTAGAGCTGCGCAACGTGCCGTTCAAGCAGCAAGAGCAAGTGCTGTTCTTCATCGTGGACCGCCTGCCACGCCTACAAGGCGGCGCGCTGGACGGTCGCGGCAACGGCCAGTACCTGGCAGAGCAAGCCGCCGAGCGCTACGGCAGCATTGTCGAGGTCATCATGCTTTCCCAAAGCTGGTACCTGAACAACATGCCCCCCTTCAAGGCAGCGTTTGAAGACGAACTCATCACGCTGCCCCGCGACAGCCAAGTGGTCGACGACCTGCGCGCCCTGCAGGTGATCAAGGGCGTGCCCAAGCTGCCCGATGCCAAAACCGGCTTAAGCCGCGACCGCCACGGCGATGCCGCTATTGCACTGGCCATGGCGTACTACGCCAGCCTGATGGACGTGGTACCCATCGAATTCACACCCGCGCCCCTGCCTGGTGCTTCCCGCCAGGACGACGACAGCGACGACATTGATATGCACGGTTTTGGAATAGGAGGCGGCGCATGGTAAGCCCCACCGCGAAGTATCGGCGCAACCTGGTCAAAGCCAACGCGCCCGCACTCAAAGAGCAACAGACGAACGATGCCCGCATCGGGCAGCTCAAGCGCGAATTTGCCGAGCACCCGACGAAAGGCCTTACGCCTGCGCGCCTTTACCAGATCCTGGAGGCCGCTGAGCAAGGCGACCTCAAAGCGCAAAGCGAGCTGTTCGATGATATGGAGGAGAAAGACCCCCAGATCGGTGCCGACTTGGGCAAGCGTAGGCAACTAGCAGCAGAGCGCGAATGGCAGATCGTGCCGCCAGATAACGCCAGCGCCCAAGAGAAGCGCGCCACCGAACACGCCATTGAGGTGTTCTCAGGGCTGGAAGTTGAAGACCTTATCTTAGACTTGGGTACCGGCATCGGCCACGGCTGGGCCAACCTGGAGTTATCGTGGCAACGCGACGGCGCACTGCGCTACATCGAGCAGCCCACGCTTCGCCCGCACTCTTGGTTCCGCTTGCACCCCGACGACCAGAACTGCATCACCCTGCGCGATAACAGCGCCACCGGTGCGGAGCTATGGCCGCTGGGCTGGGTGCAACACCGCCACCGAGCCAAGAGCGGCTACGTCGCCCGCATGGGCCTGCACCGCATGCTGGCATGGCCCTACCTGTTCCAGAACTACGCCCTGGGGGATCTCGCCCAACTGCTGGAAATCTACGGCCTACCGGCCCGCATCGGTAAGTACCCACGCAACGCCACCGAGCGAGAGAAGGCCACGCTGCTGCGCGCCGTGGTCACGCTGGGCCAGAACGCCGCTGGCATCATCCCCGAAGGCATGGGCATCGAGTTCATGGAGGCGGCGGGTAAAGGCGCATCCTCGGATATTTTTAAAACCATGATGGACTGGTGCGAGCGCGCCAAAGCCAAGGCGATTCTGGGCGGCACGCTCACCAGCGGTACCGGCGAAGGCACCAACACGAACGCGCTGGGCAACGTGCATGAACGTGGCCAGATGAGCCTGATCCGCTCCGACGCCCGCCAGTACGCAGGCAGCATCCGTAACGCCATCCTATGGCCCATGGCCGCGCTCAACTTCGGCATTGATAAGCCCCAGCGTGCGCCTCGGTTCTACCTCGACTGTGGCGAAACCGAAGACCTGGAGCGCCTCTCCAAGAGCTTGCCGACCATTGTGGACATGGGCGTAAAAGTGCCCATGTGGTGGTTCCATGAGAAAAGCGGCATCCCCAAAGCGGCCGAAGGCGAAGACGTACTGATGCCAAAGGCAGCGCCAAATCCGTTTGGGGCCCTGCGCATTCCTGCCTCACGGCCACCGCTAGCCGCCCTACGCCAGGCACCCACGCAACCGGGTCAGCCGAGCTACTACCGCGATGCCACGCTGGACAAGCTCGACGACCAGGCGCAGCCAATCGTCACCGGCTGGGTCAACCAGGTGCAGCAGCTCGCCGAGCAAGCGGAAAGCCTAGAGCAACTGCAAGAGATGATCGCCACGGCGTTTGACGACCTCGACGAATCGGAGCTTGCAGACGTGATGGCCACCGCGTTTGAAGCGGCCAACCTAGCAGGCCGTGCCACTGTTCTTGAAGGGCAGGATGAGGAAACCGGCGATGCCGATTAGCGCCCAGTTCAACCGCCCGTTCCCGGAGCAAATAAGCTTCTTTAGGAACAAGCTGAACCTGCCAACGACCCGCTCCGGGCAAATCACCCGCGACCAGAACGACGCGGCCTTTGTGGTGGCCGGTGCCACCAAGGCGGATCTGCTCGCCGACCTGCGCGGTGCAGTAGACGACGCGATCAGCAACGGCCAAAGCCTCGGCGAGTTCCGAAAGCAGTTTGAAGAGATCGTGGCAAAGCGAGGGTGGACGGGCTGGACAGGCGAAGGCAGCAAAGCAGGCCGCGCATGGCGTACCCGTCTTATCTACAAGACGAACCTCGATACCAGCTACGCCGCTGGCCGCTGGGCACAGATGACCGACCCGGACGTGGTTCGACTGCGCCCCTACTGGCGCTACATCCACAACACCATCGAAAACCCACGCCAACAGCACCAGCGCTGGAACAACTTGGTGCTGCGTGCAGATGACCCTTGGTGGCAAGCGCACTACCCACCCAACGGCTTTGGCTGCAACTGCGGTGTGGAAACACTAAACGAACGCGGCCTGCGCCGCCTGGGTAAAGATGGGCCGGATGCTGCGCCGAATGATGGCACTTATGAAAGCGTTGATAACACCACCGGCGAAGTCGTCACAGTGCCAAATGGCGTGCAGCCCGGCTGGGACTACGCCCCAGGGCAAACCGCCACCGAGCGTGCGATCGCTGCCCGCCTGAACCGGCTGGATAGTGTAGAAGCCACGATTGCCCGGCAGAACGTCGCCGACCTGGTCGAAGCGCCGCTGTTCAATCGATTCTGGAATGGCGAAGTGCGAGGCGAATATCCGGTGGCGGTGGTTCCACCCGTAGAACGACAGGTGCTAGGGGCAGAAAGCCCCGTGGTGCTGCTCTCTCAAGAGAGCCTCACGGCGCACAAGGTCAGCCACCCCGAAGTGGGCTTGGAGGATTACCGCCGGATTCAGCAGATACTGGACGAAGGCGAAGTGTACCAACGCGAAGGCGAACCAGGTCGCATGGTCTACCTGAACCTGGGTGAACGCCTCTACAGAGCCGCGCTAAAGCGAACAAGCGATGGCAAGAAGAACTACTTCCTCACGCTGTTTATCGTGAGCGATGAAAAGGCCGAGCGGGAAGTCAGGCGGAAAATGGAGCGCGTGCGGTAGAGGAACTGAGTTGGAGGAACGTGGTGCAACGCTGGTTCGCCATCCCCAGATACCTCATCTGCTAACGCAGGGTACACCAGGCGAATATTGGTCTTTCGCACCACACAAACAGTATAGGAGAGAACCATGATCACCATCAACGCCAACACCGACGCCATCGAACGCGCCATTCAGGAGCTGATCAACAAAGGCGACGACCTCACCGCACCGATGAAGAGCATCGGTGAAGAGATGATCAACCGCACCCAGCAACGCTTCCGCGATAAAGAAGCACCGGACGGCACGCCCTGGGCACCGAACGCCCCTTCTACTGAAAAGCGCAAAGGCCATGACCGTGTACTCGAAGGCGAAAGCAAGCAGCTCGCCAAGCAGTTCAGCTACAGCGCCAGCAGCGAAGGCGTCAAATGGGGCAGCCTGATGGTCTACGCAGCGATGCAGAACTACGGCGGCACCAAGGCCGAGTTCGCCCACCTATGGGGAGACATCCCCAGCCGCGAGTTTATCGGCCTGAACGATGACGACGAAGACGAGGTATTAGGCATCCTCGCTGACCATTTCAGCCTCTAACCCCGAACCGCCAGAAACGCCCTGTAAGCGCCGCAAGGCGCTCCCGCGCTACGATGGCCCGCATTTTCCCCGCAAGGCGCGTTAGACCCGCGTTAGATTTTGATTAAGCGAGCTTAACGCCAGGGTATTAGAAGGCTATAGTGCCCCCATTGAGAAAAATAAACGCCAATGGGATAGCAGCGGGGATAATGTGACTAACATCGAAGAGCAGCAAGAAGCGTACTTTGTTGAGATTCCTATGAGTCTCTACTTTAAGACAGATGAGCCAGTTGCCATCAAAGATGTAGCCAAGTCGCTATTAGCAATCGAAACGATAGCCAAACGATTCCCTGGAGTGATCACCGATCTGACAGGCATAGACATAGATCACTACGAAATTAGCGTATCGAAGATAGAATCCGGCAGCCTAATTGAGGCGTTGGGGATAATGGTTTTCCTCAGCACCCCAGAGCAGCGCCAGGCACTCTTCGATTTTCTGGAGACTAGCCCCATGGGTAAACCAATAAAGTATTCACTGATGGGGCTTCTTGCGCTGCTGCTCGTAAGCGAGTCCTATCAGTTGCTTACTCAGTTTACCAAAAGCGATGCTCCAACCATTCAGGGTAATCATAATACCCTCATCCAAATCACTGCAGAACAGATCGGCACAACCCCTGATGAAGTCCGGCTGGCATTGAATAACGCCACTCAAAGCAAGCGCAAAGAGCTTGTAAAAGCAGGGCTGGAAGTTGCTGCGCCCATTGAGAACCATGAAGATGCGTCTTTACATGCAGGTGAATCAGCGACCTCAGTGTCCATTCCTGCTGCAGCCATTCAGGAAGTACCTTTCGATGTTGACTTTGGCACCTATGAGCACTCCATTAGTTATATTGAAACGCTTTTACAAATACGGGTGTTAGACCGGGACAGTGTTGATGCTGGTTGGAAAGGAATGCTGCCGAACGTGTTGGGCGAAACACGTCTGAAAATTTACTTTGATACAGATGTGGATATGCAGCTGGTGACCACTCAGCCAGAAGTAACCGTTGATGCCACCGTTACTTACAGAAACGATATCAATAGAGGCACGCTGGTGCCTAAACACATCACCGTCACCAGAATCTACCAACCGCAAAGATAGATCTAAAACTCTTTAACCCACGCTAAATCCCGCTAGCCTCCCCCGCCCCCGATCATGGGGGCATGATTACACAAAGCCTTCACCCCAAGCCCCGCGTCGCCGCCTGCGCTCTCCGAGTGCAAGTCACCGACGACAAGACGCGCCTGATGCCTGCTGGCACCTTCCACGCACCGCGTGGGGCTGCTGAAGGCACCGGCCCCTGGCACCTGTCTGCCGAAGCCGCTCAAGCCATCATCCGCTTGGCCGCTGCGCGCAGCACCGACATTGCCATCGACTACGAACACCAGATCCTCTACTCCGAAAAGAACGGACAGCCCGCGCCTGCATCCGGCTGGGTCGACCCGCGCTCGCTTGAATATCGGGAAGATGGTCTGTACGGCACGGTGACTTGGACGGCCAAGGCGCGTGCTGCTATCGAAGAAGGCCCCAACGGCGAGCCGCCCGAATACCGCTACCTCTCCCCCGTTTTCCCCTACGACGCCAACGGCGTGCCGCTCGATCTGCTGCACCTGGCGTTGACCAACACCCCCGCCATTGATGAGGGCGCGGCGCAGCTGGCCGCCGCTCGGATGGCGATTGCCCATGACGTCACTGACGACGCCCAGGAGATCGACACCGTGAAACGTGAACAACTGATTGCCACGCTCGGCCTGGCCACCGATGCCACCGACGAACAGATCGACACCGCCATCGCCGCACTGAAAGCCGCCAAGGCCGATGCCGACGCCTTCCGCACCGCGTTGGGTGCCAAAGACGACGCGAAGCCAGCGGAAGCCGTAGCAGCGCTCAAGGCCTCCAGTGCAGCCGCACCGGTAGACATGACGCAGTTCGTGCCCGTGGCCGTGTACCAAGAAACCACTCAGCAGCTAGCCGCCCTGAAAGCCAACGGCAACAACGCTGAGCTAGACGCCCTCATCAAGCAGGGCCTGGATGATGGTCGCATCCCTGGTGAGGCGACAGCCGATTGGTTGCGCGAACAAGGCCTCGCCGCCTGTAAGGCGCATCTTGAAGGCGCACCCAGCATCGCCGCGCTGAAAACCACGCAGACCCAGGGCAAGCCCCTGGAAGGCAAAGAGACCGGCGAAGGCAAGCTAAACGAGACCGAGCTGGCGGTGTGCAAGGCGATGGGCCTAACGCCCGAGCAGTACCGCGCCGCTAACCCAGCGTAATAACTGGCCACACTCCACACGCAAGAGGATCACACCGTGACCGCTGCAACCCAAAACCGAAACACCCCGCACCGCTTAGGGCTGTCTCGTGGCCATCTGGTCGCGGCGGCAACCGAGTGCTTCGCGGGCACCATCGCCGTCATCAATGCCACTGGCTTTACCGAGCCAGGCACCACCGCCACCGGCCTCACCGCCGCTGGTGTGTTCGAGCACTACCAGGACAACACCACCGGCGGCAATGGCGACCAGGTCGTGACCGTTAAGCGCGGCAACTTCAGGTTCGATAACTCGGCCAGTACCGACGAGATCACCGCCGCTGACATCGGCCAGGTTTGCTACATCGTCGATAACCAGACCGTCGCCAAAACCGACGGCACCGCGACCCGCTCCCCCGCTGGCATTGTCGACGACGTCGACGACGCAGGCGTGTGGGTCAACATCGACCCGACTAACGGCGTGGCCGCTAGCGCGTAATAAGGACTGCCTACATGAATCTTACCCAAGCCAATTTGAAGGTGCTGTTTCAGGCCTACAACACATCGTTTCAGCAGGGCTTTAGCTCGATGGGCGAACAGGGCGCGCTTTACGAGCAGTTCTGTACCACCGTGCCCAGCACCACTGCCGTGGAAGTGTACCCGTTCCTCAAGAGCCTGCCGCGCATGCGCGAATGGCTGGGCGATCGCGTCATCCACTCGCTCGAAGGTGCCGGGTTCAGCATCAAGAACCGCAAGTTCGAGCTGACCGAAGGCGTCTCACGGGATGCTGTGGAAGACGACACCTACGGCCTGTGGTCACCGGTCTTCCAAGAGTTTGGCCGCTCCAGTCGTGAGCACCCCAACGAACTGGCCGTGGAAGTGCTGGAGCAAAACCCGGAGTGCTATGACGGCCAGCCGCTGTTCGATGCCGACCACCCGGTGCTGAATAAGTCGGGCCAAGAGATCTCCGTCAGTAACGACATGGGCGGCACAGGCGATGCTTGGTATGTCATGGATCTGACTCGCGTGATCAAGCCGATCGTGTTCCAGAAGCGCCGTGATTACAACTTCCGCTCCATTACCGATCTCAACGACACGCAAGTGTTCATGACCGACAACTTCGTGTTCGGTGTAGATGCTCGTGTGAACGCCGGTGCGGGCCTCTGGCAGCTCGTCGTGCGCTCTCGCCAGCCGTTCACTGCTGAGAATTATGAGGCAGCACGCCAAGCGTTAACTGCGATGAAAGGCGACTACGAACGCCCGCTGGCGCTGCGCCACTCGCACACCATGGTGCCCAACTCTATGGAAGGGGCTGCCCGTGCCGTGCTGCAAAGCCAGCTGGCCGCCGGTGGTGAAACCAACAAATGGGCCAACACCTCAACGCTGGTGCTGAACCCCTGGTTAACCAGCGCTTAACGGCACGTTAAAACGTCTATCGCCGTGCCTGCTTAGGCGGGCACGGCGCAACGGAGAACACCCCCATGACCACACGCAAACAAAGCGCCGCTGCCAAGGCCAAGCAAGAAGCCGAACCGAATACATCACCTGGCCAGGGAGCCAAGGAAACACCACCAGAGGATGTGGCCAAGGATCTGGCCGCCAAGGACGGCACCACTACGGAAGTCAAGGGCAGCACGGTAACTGGCGACGGCACCGGCAAGGCACTGCCGCCGATCAATGAACTGCCAGGCGTTTTCGTGCGGACAAAGCGTCGCATCAAAAGCCGCCGCCGCGCTGGCTTCCGCTTCAACCGCGAAGGCATGGGCATTGCGCTGGAGTTACTGAGCGAAGAGCAGCTGCAACAGTTGCGCGATGACCCGGCGCTAGAGGTGGAAGACTGCACCTTCCCGCTGGCTGAAGCGACCAGCGAGCCGGAGGCCTAACCGATGCCGTACTGCACGCAAGCGGATCTCATCGAGCGCTTTGGCGAGTCCGAGCTGCTCGCCATCGCCCGCGATGAAAGCGGCATGGCCATTGATACCGCCGTGGTGGAACGCGCTTGCGAAGATGCCTCTGGTGAGATCGACGGCTACGTCAGTGCAGCAGGCTACCCCGTACCGCTGTCGCCCGTGCCACGCATCGTGATTGCCAACGCCTGCGACATCGCCCGTTACCGGCTCTATGACGAACACGCCACCGACCAGGTGCAGAAACGCTACGACGACGCCGTGAAGTTCCTGCGCTCGGTTTCCCGTGGCGAGGTTCGCCTGGGTATCTCGACCAGCCAAGGAAGCAGCAGCGCAGGCAGCGTGCAAATGAACTCAGGCCGCCAGGTGTTTAACGGCGGTGGTTTCTAGCCCCGCACGATTGGAGACAACAGATCATGAGTGCCAAACAGACCACTAAAGCAGCGGCTGAGCAAAGCGCTGATAAAGACGCACCACCACCGCGCCCCCGCGAGGCTGTGTCGGTGCGGGTGAAGACAAAATCACCCGGTGTAAAGCGTCAGGTGTGCGGTGTCATTTTCGAGAACACCTGGAAGTACTTGACGCTGGATGATCGCGGCAGCGCCTACAAAGCCATTGCCCGCGATCCCGCGATGGTGATGGAAAAGGCAACACCGCCACCGAAGCCAGTGGCCACTGAAGAGTCAACAGGCAAAGAGGCCAAGTAATGCTCTCGCTTACGCCGTGGCTTGACCGCCTTAACGCCCTAGAGGGCATTCCCACCGTGCAGCTTGCAGCAGATGTAGAAGCCGCCAAGAGCAACACGCAGCTACCCAACATGATGCTGGTGCTAGGGCGCGAAACCGTCAGCCACGGCCCCATGAGCAACCAGGCACGGCACCGCGTGAAAACCGAGGTGTTGCTGGTCACGGGTATTCGCCGCCGTAACCAACCGCTAGGGCCAGTGGCTACCGTAGGTGACGACGAACTGACACGGCTGCGCAGGCCAGCCCTCACTCAGTTGATTAACTGGATGCCGCCTGGTTGCGACATCCCCGTGAAATGGCAACGCGGCCAGCTGTTGGCCCTACAAAGCCACGCCCTTTTCTGGGCCGACGTGCTAACCGCCGAATACTTTTGGCCACTTGAGGAGACTTCACCGTGAGCCTAAAAACGAACCGCCGGGCGATGCTGTTCGCCCTAGAGTCGGACTACAACGACGGCACCACCTTGCCTGATTCAGCTACTGATGCCGTGTTAACCCGCGAGATCAGCGTGACCCCGCTCAGCGGTAACGACATCGAACGTAACTTTGTGCGCCCGTATTACGGCAATAGTCCGCGTGCCGCTGGTGAAAAGCACGTAGAGGTGCAGGTGGAAGTCGAGCTATGCACTAGCGGCACCGCTGGCACGGCTCCGCCGTGGGGCAAGATGCTGCGCTGCTGCGGCTTTTCGGAAGTCATCAATAACACCGTTGGCAGCGAAAGCGTGACCTACGCACCGGTGTCGGAGAACGAAGACAGCGGCGTGTTTTTCGCCCATGTCGATGGCAACCTTCACAAAGGCCGTGGGGTACATGGCACAGCGGCCTTCACGGTCAACGCGGAGAGTATCCCTGTTGTTCGTTTCACACTGCGAGGCTTGTTGAGCCCCGTCACCTCAGAACAGCTCCCTGCCGTCACGCTCAGCCAGTGGAACGCTGCCTTGGCGGTCAACACCCTCAACACCGAGCCGCTTACCTTCATGGGGGCCACCGTACCCTTCAACCAGTTTTCGCTGGATATGAGTGGCGAGGTGGTTCACAAGAAGATCGTCGGCTCCAACGACATTCAGATCACCGGGCGCGCACCGTCTGGCCAGCTGATCATTGAAGACCCTGGCGTAGGGGTTAAGAACTACTTCGAGGTCTCACAAAACGCTGAGACTGGTGCGCTCGCGCTCACGCACGGCAAGACCGCAGGCAAGATCATCGAAATCAGCATGCCGAAAGTGGGTATCGAATCGCCCACGTACTCCGACCAGGACGGCACCCAGATGCTGACCATGAACTACCGGCCCGAGCCGGTCGACGGTAATGACGAAGTCACCATCGTCACCAAATAAACCCTTTTACGACACATGCACCGCTGCGTAAGCGGCGGTTAAACCTCAGTTAATCAGGAGTAATACCCGTGTTCACAGTCAATACAAAGCGCACCTATAAGTACCCCGTTTCACTCACCGTGTATGACGAGCACGGCAAAGAGATCAGCGGCAAGTTCAAAGCCACCTTCAAAGCCATGCCACAAAACGAACTGCGGGATTTACCAGCTGACACGCTGCTGCTCGATCACGTGCTGGTGGGCGTCGAAGACATTTGCCTAACGGACGATGAAGGGAAAGAGCTGGCAGGTGACGACAAGCTGCAAGCCGCGAAAAATGATCCAGCGATCAGCACTGCGTTGATCAACGCCTATCACGAGAGCGTCTCAAAAAAGAACCGTCCGCGAATCTGATCGACGCAGGCAAGCACTGGGCAGAAGCCAGTAACGGCAAGCCCAACTTGGTCAAGGACGACCTCTCCGCCTTGGGCATCACCCTAGGCGGCGAGCTAGCCGAGGAGGCAGAGGCGTTCGATGCCGAGCCAGATGTCTTTGAAGTGTTGCCAGAGAACTGGCAAGCCGTCGAGACATTTCAGCGTTGTTGCCGCCAATGGCGCTTCGCTGGCATGGGTGGTGCTGTTGGGCTGGATGTGCAAGCGGTGATCAGCGTTATCAGCCTCTACCAACTTCCCCCAGAGCAACAACTTGAGCGGCTGGATCAAGTGCAGCTCATCGAGCGCGGCGCACTCAGCGTCATGAACCAACCCCGCAACTAAACGTTAGAAGGACACACCGTGGCAAACAATCTAACGCTTAGCGTCACCCTGACCGGCGATGGTCGTCAGCTCACCGGCACCTTGCGCAATGCGCAGGGTGAGGTGCAGGCGTTTGGGGGCTCGACCGTTCGCGAAGGCGACCGTGCCGAGCGCTCGCTTGCCAATGTCGAGCGCCGGGCCGGAACCGTCGGACGTGAGTTGCAGGTACTCACCCGGCTTGCCGCTCCGCTGGGTGCGGCGTTCGCAGGGATGTTTGCTGGCCGGGCCATTCAGAGTCAGATCGACTACGCCGACCGTCTGCAGAAAACGAATTTGCGCATTGGCGCGAGTGTGGAAGCGCTCAGCCAGTACAACCACGTGGCTGGCCTGTCCGGCGTTGCTTTCGAGCAGCTTACGACCGGGTGGCAGCGCCAGACTCGCCGCATATCCGAAGCCGCTCAGGGGTACGGTACCGCCACAGATGCCCTCGACACGCTCGGCCTGAGTGCCGAAGCGCTGAATCAGCTCGCCCCGGAAGAACAGTTCGAACGGATTGCCGAAGCCCTTCAGGGTGTCGAGAGCCAAGCCGATCGCACCGCGTTGGCCATGAAGTTGTGGGACACCGAAGGCGTGGGCCTGCTGCAAATCGTCAACCAGGGCACTGACGCCATGCGCGCCATGCGCGACGAGGCAGACCGCCTGGGCCTGACCATCAGCCAGGAAACGGCGGATGCGATGGCGACCTACAACGACGAAATGGCGCGGTTTCAGGCCGTGGCCACCGGCGTTACGCGGCAGGTCGCCGCCGAGCTTGTACCGGCCATGACCACGGGCCTGCAAACCGCCAGCGAGTGGATCAATGAGATGGGCGGTGCGGCCACCATTCTCGATACCGTGAAAGATGCGGCCACCGGGGTGGCGGCCGTCATGGCAGGCCGTTACGTGGGGGCGCTGGGGGCGGCCACCACGGCCAAACTGGGCGCGATACGGCAAACCATCCTGTATCAGCAGGCGTTAGCCAGAATGGCCGGGGTCAGTACTACGGCAGCAGCAGGCCAAATGGCGTTGGCAGGTGCCACAAGGGCTGCGTCTGGTGCTTTAGCACTCGTTGGTGGCCCGTTAGGCGCTGCCGTAGTAGCCGCTGGTGCTATCTACTACTTCCGCGAAGAGCTAGGTCTAGTGCCGAGACCAGCCATTACAGCAGCAGGCGCTGTTGATGAACTCGCACAGCGTGTAGATGGTGCCGCTGACTCCATGCTCAAGTTTGAAGTCGCCGCCTTCACAGCAGAGCTTGTCAGTTTGCAAGCCGCCGCGCAGCAAGCAGAAGAGAATCTGGCTCGCTTAGAGCGCACCGCTAGCGAACCTTATAGCTACGGGCAAGGCCAGCAAGGCGACCTCACCGCAGGTGCTGACCGCCAGCGTGCTCAGCTAGAGAGCATCAACAACCAAATCAATGCCCGTGAGGATGCGATCGCTAAGCTGACAGGCCGCATTGAGCAAATGAACGCGGCTGACGAAGAGAGCGAAGACCTCCAGCGTCAGCTGCAAATCACTGTGGATGGCCTGACAGATAGCACCGAAAAGGCGGCGGATAAAACATACACATTAGGCGACGCCTACGAATCCCTACTTGATCGCATCACCCCCAACCGCACGGCGGCTCGCCAGTACGCTCAAAGCTTAGGCGTGCTCAACCTGGCGCTCGCCTCTGGCCGCATTACCACGATGCAATACATGCAGGCGATGGGCCTGCTGCAAGAGAACTTCCAAGCCGCCCAGCGCGAAACCGATAACCTCGCCGCGAAGACGGTAGACGCCGCGTTCACGATGGAAGGTGCGTTTGATGAGCTACGCCTGAATGGCCTGCGACGGCTAGATGACGGCTTTGCCGATATGTGGCTGGGTGCGGTAGACGGCAGCCGCAATGCCAGCGACACCATCAAGCGTGTGTGGGATCAGACCCTCGCTGAGCTGCTGCACATGTCGCTGACACGCCCGGTCACTGTGCAGCTAGCAGCTAGCATGGGGTTTGGAGGTGGCCAGCAATCTAGCGGTGGTCAATCTATCGGCGGCCTACCTTCCTTTAGCAACATGATGGACGGTAGCGGCGCTATCGCTAACGCTTACCGCGCCTTTCAAGGCACCGGCTCCTCCTACGCAGGCACCTTCGGCAGCGAGCTTGCTGTGCAAACCGAAGGCGGCTTGCGAGCTGGTTTCGATTCCTTCGCCGCTAGCGGGCTCGGTAATGCGGCGCTTGGCATCGGTGGCGGTATTGCTGGTGGTTATGTCGGCACCGAGCTGGGTAGCTCTGTTTTCGGCAAGCAGGCCAACTCTAACTACGGTGCCATTGGTGGTGCTGCGATTGGCCAAGCGCTGATTCCGATTCCGGGCTTGGGTGCCGCCATCGGTGGCGCGCTGGGTGGATTCCTGGATTCTGCGTTTGGCTCCGGTAATACCCAGCCCGAGTTCAGCTACCAGCAAGACGGACGCAGCCCCGAGGCTTACGACTTCGGTGGCCGTGAGTCAGCCTTCGGCTCATTCGGGTTTGAACAACAGCGCCTGGGCGAAGATGGCCGTGCTGCCCTAGATGAGTTTGCCTCCGGCTTACAAGCTGCCGATAACGCACTCGCAAAATACATGACCGATGGGCAGATTGCGGCTGCCAGCGCGGCGCTTGATGCGTTTACCTATTCAGGCTTGTCGAATGCGGATCTGCTAGCCGATCGGCTTGACGTGCTGCTTAACGCATCGGGTATGCAGGGCGACCTCTACGACCGTATGCGCAACGACTACCAAGGCGACGACGCCGCTAAGCGTTACGAATCCGCCTTAAACATTGCAGCATTGGAAGCGGCGCTAGAGAGCGTGCCGGATAACGTACTGACCCACGTTGAGGCGCGGCTAGCAAATAGTGACGTGGCGGTTGGCGAGCTAACCCAGTCGCTCTCTATTCAGATCCAGCAGTGGCAAACCCTGCGGGGTCAGTTGGAGCTGATCTCCCCCACGTTCGATAGCCTGGCAATCGGCGCAGTTGATGTAACCAATGCGCTGGTTGACGCTGCCGGTGGGTTAGAGAACCTTCAAGGCCTTTACTCAAGCTATTACCAGAACTTCTTTACCGAGGAAGAACGCCAGGCGCGCCTGCAAGAGCAGCTCACCGAACAGTTCGCCGCGCTGAACATGGAGCTGCCAGGCTCTCGCGCTGAGTTTCGCTCACTGGTCGAGTCGCTGGATGTCACAACCGCGTCAGGCCGTGATGCGCAACTGTCATTGATGGGCCTGAGCAGCTCATTTGCCCAGATGACCGCAGCCAGCCAGCAGGCAGCGGCGAGCCAAAACGCAGCCGCGCTGAGTTACAGCTCCATCGTCGGAATCGACGGAGCGATCAGCGATTACAACACTAGTGTTTCTCTTGCACAGGATTTGGCACAACGCCGGAAAGCTCAACTGCAAGATGAGATGCGCGCTGTCGATCAGTTAAGCGGCTTGATTGATTCGTTGATGCTCTCCAATCAGTCGATTCTCGATCCGATGGAGCGCCTCAACGAAGCCCAGCGGCAGTATGCCCAGTTAGAGATCAGAGCCCAGGCAGGCGACACCCAAGCCGCTGGCCAGCTGCAGGGCGCGTCTAGCGCGTATCTGGACGCAGCGGCGGCGGTGTACGGGCAATCGTCTAGCCAGTACGCGATGATTTTTAACGAGGTTACCGCGTCGGTGCGCTCGCTGGAAGATCAATACGGCGATTCCCTCGCCACGCTAGGCAGCATTGAAAGCATCGAGCGGCAGCTACTGCGCGAGCAGCAGCGCGCCCGCGACACGCTCACGCGCACGCTGAGCGAGCAGATACAAGCCAACGAAGAGTTGGGCACGCTAAGTGGTCTGCTGGAAGCGTTGCCGAGCCACCTCGCTAGCGCGCTATCAGGCATATTAGGAGAACGGACTACTCCCAACGGTAACACCTACATCCCTGGCGGTTTCGATGCTGAAGGCGACCCATTGCTTTCCGGTGCATCCGGTGACATTGCCAACGCCTACCGCGACATTCTAGGACGAGACCCCGACGACTCAGGCAACGCGTATTGGCAAAGCCGTTTAGATAGCGGTACCTCAATCGAGCGTATCCGCGAAGAGATGGCAGCGCAGGCGGCGGATGGTTACCACCGGGATGGCTTAGACCGTGTGCCGTTCGATGACTATCGCGCCGTGCTACACGAAGGCGAAACGGTACTCAACGCCCAAGCGGCTGCTGCCTGGCGGCAACAGCAGCGAATGACCGCGCCGAGAGCGCTGCCCATGCCCAACCTGCCGCCCATGCCGTTTTCCACGATGGGCAGCCGCCAAGCCACGTCCGCGCCTGCCATTAACCTAGAACCGCTGCTGCGCAAGATCGACACGTTGACCGCCGAAGTCGCCCAGCTACGCGGGGAGCGTGCCGATGATGCGCAGCGAGCAGCGAGCCAGCGTCAGGCTCAGTTACGCGAACAAGAGCGTGCCCGTGGCCGTGCCAAAAAGGGAGTGAAGACGGTATGACGGACGCGGAGTACAACGACTGGCTGAGCGACCTGGCCGCGCCCCGCGTGGTGCTGTGTGAGTTGGATTATGCAGGCGGTACCGAATACCTCGCTAACCGCCCGTATATCTCAAAGCCCACCGATGACCCGCCCAACCGGATCTATGACGACCTGATTGCCGAGGCCATCGACATCACCACGCGCATCGATGGCGAGATCGAGTTTGGCGAGATTCAGCTGATCAACGATGGCGAGATCACCCATTGGTCTACGCGGGCCTGGGAAGGCCACGCGATACGGCTTTACTTGGGCGGCCCTGGCTGGCCGCTGGCAGATTTTCGGTTGCACGCCCAGGGCATTAACGCGGGGATTAATAACGACCGCCGCGGTGAACTGTCGTTCGATATGGTGGATCAATCCGCGCTGTTTGATGAGCCGATCGATACCGGGCGGCTTCCCGATGACGCCGGGCCGGTACCGCTGGCATTGGGCACGGTGTACAACGCCCCGGCGTTTCGCACCAGTGACGGCACGCAGTACGAATACAAAGCCTCTTATCTGCCGTGCGTGTCGCTGACGCCCAAAGAGGGTGGATCAACCACGCTCAACGTGACGACACACCCAGCGGAAGGCCGGTTTGTGCTGGATGCCCCGACCTCGTTGGATCTCACGGTCGATATTGCCGAGGCCCACAACACGCCTGCGTTAATCGCTGAGTGGGTGGCGGGTTACTACGGCATCACCGTAGGCGAGATCGCGCTACCCGCGTATGCCGCCGGGCTGTACTACTCCGGCGAAGTGACCGGCAGGCAAGTGCTCGATGACCTGTGTGCCGGGCTGGGGGCGTATTGGTACCTCAATGCGTTGGGGGCGCTGGTGGTGCGTCAGCACGTTATCCCCGGCACGCCAGAGGTGATCATTGATGTTGACGACATTGAGTACGACCGCATCGCGATGGTGGACACCCAGCAGCCCTGGCGGCAGCTCACGCTGCATTGGGGCCGTAACTACGCGCCCATTCGCACGCTCGCGGCGATTGTCGAAACCGACACGCCCACCGAGGCGGCGCGGCTGCAGCGTGAGTGGTCATCATCGGTGGCCACGCAACCCGTGGATGATCACCCCCAAGCGGAAGCGGTGACCCGTGATAGCTGCATCCAAGACGAAGTGGACGCCGCGACCGAACGCGACCGGTTGCTAACGCTTCGCTGTGTGCGCGCCGATGTGTGGGAACTGGATGCGTTTCTGCCGCCGGTGGCGCTCGGGCAAAGCGTAGAGATTGAGCACCCGCGTACCTCTGGGCTGATCGGGCGGGTTATCTCCGTCAGCCGGTCGCCCACTCGAACCACCACCACCCTACAAGTTTGGTTCCCGGCCCCGTGGGTGCCGGGGCAGTTCACGGCGGCGGTCGATGCCCTCGACATTGCCGTACAAGACACGCTACCCGTGCTATTTGAAGAGGCGTAACGATGCCCACTATCCCGCAAGAGATCAGTCAGTCAACGCAAACGCTGACGGATAACGCCACCATCGTAGAGCAGTTCGCTCAAGGGGCCGCGAACACGTTCATTCCCGTGCGCGGTGGCACCCTGCGTCCTTTGCTTTACTGGCAAAGCACGTTTCAAAACAAAGTCACGGAGCTGGCACAGCCCTACGTTGAGCAGCTGATTCAGGCTAACCAGGTGGCGGACGGTAAGGTACAGTCCGCCGCTGACAGCGCCGCCGATGCTAATCAATCCGCACAGGAGGCCGCCGCGAGCGCGGCGTCAGTGGATTTCCCAACGCGTCTGGCAGAGTTGAACGCACAGCAAACCCGGTTGGCTCGGTCGCTGGCAGCGATTGGCGACCACGGCCAATCCATGCACATGGATTTTGGGTTGAAAGCCTTTGCCCTTGGGGAGAGGGAGGGACTCAACAGAACGCTGTCGTTTGCAGAGCTGTTTCCCGATTATTCACGTGTGAGCCCTGCCGTGGCGCGTGATGAAGAGGGATATTTATATACCGTCCCTGAGGATGTCCCCGCTTACGATTGGGACCCTGTGTTGCAAAAGTGGAAGCTGCAGATCTGGGGATCAGAAAGTAACGATATGCCGTGGAGCGAAGCCATGGAACAGTGGAGCCTTGAAGGTGGCTCAAGATCACTGAACGTGCGTGCCGCACCCGATCGCAAGGTGACCGCTGACCGTTTCATAGAAAATGAAGCATTCACGGGTCACGGAATCGCAGTTTCATACACCCCTACACCCGGAGTTCAGAGAACGATCAGCGTTTTTGGTCGTGAATATGAAGGCGGTGACAAGCGCTATGTAGCGATCATTACCCCCAGATCATGGTCCTCTGATAACGGCTATCGCTATGCTTCGTTTGACCTTTCAGGAGAGGGGATGGTAACCGAGGTGAGCAGTGCCAGCGTCAGTGCGGGTATTGAGCGCTATGCGGATGGCTATTTCCGCTGCTGGCTCACCTTCACCCCGGATGTGTCGACCGGCGATCTGCTCCGCTTCCGCTGTGTCGACGTGCCGACAAATAGCCTGAGGACGTATGCCGGGGACGGGGTGTCCGGTCTCTACCTGTGGGGGATGAAGATTAACCCCGGTGATCGTCCTGGCCCTTATGTCCCGACGGCAGGAAGCCCCATCACCCGGGCGGCAGACAACCTGGGTCGCACTCTTGGTGAAGAGTATCAGCAGGGGGAAGGAACGACGATTATTCAGTGGTCGACTGAGACTCTGGCCTCCCCTGTGTATCGAAGAGTTGTTCAATATGGCACCAGTAATGATGGCTATAGGGCTCTACTTAGAGGGGTGACTCCCAACACTATCTACGTTACGGGGCTTAACGCCGGGGCGGCGGCAGGCTTCACGAACTTTTACCCGGTGGTCCGGGGAGAGGCCACCAAAACAGGCGTCCGAATAGGAGGCGGCCAGATCTCAATCTGTCAGTCCGGCAGCATTGACAGTATTTCTTACACCCCTGAGGCGACAATTTCCACAGTTTATGTTGGTTCGGATGAGGCGGGAGGCAGTCACTTGGAGGGGCATGTACTTTCCGTTCTGCATATCCCTTATGCCGTATCGGACGCTGTGTTTCAGGAGCTCACCACATGATCGACGCCATCATCTATGTCGCGCAGTTCAGTGCGCTGGTCGGCTATCTCGATGCCGAGCACCCCGAGACGCTCGAACGCGATGAGGAGGGCAACCTGGCCATGCCGCCCAACGTCATCGCTTTCGCGCGCACGCCGGCCGTGGTCAGTGGTGATGAGCTGCTGGCGTATTGCCGCTTCCAGGATGCCCAGGCAACCCAATGGCGCGGCACGCCGGGGGTGGAGGTGCTGGCCGAGGCACCGTTCGAGGGGCCGGGCACCACCGATGCGGTCTATGCCGCGCTGTTCGCTGATCCGGAAGCCAAGGCCATTTACGACCGTGTGTATCCCCATGAGCCGTACACCATTACTGACCCAGACATGGGCGAAATAGTGATTACGCCCCCCGAACGTTTCGGCGCGATGGCAGGAGGGTGATGGATGGCTAACAACCTACGGCTCATCGTCAACAACGCCCACGATGGCGCGCTGTTATCCGCCACGACTAACGCCCTGCCCATCGCGTATACCCAGCAATCCAAACGCGTGAAGCCCTGGCGCTCTGAGGGCACTGGCCAGCAGGTCATTGACGCCACGCTTCCCGCCCCGACGCTGTTATCCGGCGGCATTTTGTACCGGCACAACCTCTCTGCAGGGTCTCGGGTGCGGCTGGAGATATTGAACGGCACGGCCACGGCGTGGGATTCAGGGCTCAGGTCGGTATCCGGCGTGATACCGCTGGGGGAGTTCCGGTTCGGTATCGACAAGTGGGGCGCTACCTCTACCGATGACCTGCCGGTCAAGGAGTCGCGCTTCTGGTTTCCATCAACGCTGGCCACGGGCTACCGCTGGACGATTACCGATGCCGATAACCCGGATGGGTACATCGAGATAGGCCGCATCGTCATGGGGCCGGTCATCTCGCCGAAATTTAACCCTAGCTTTGGGCTGAGTCTCGAAGCCGAGGATTTTAGCCAGCACCGGCGTACTGAGGGGCTTTCGCTTTATACGATCGGCGACGGAGAGGCGCGGCGGCTTGAGTTTGATTTAAACCACCTGATCGACACCGATCGCCAGAATTTGACTAGAGCGTTTCGGCGTGCCGGTAAGCGTACCGATATTTACGTGAGCGTTTTTCCCGAGGCTGGCGGCTTTGATGAAGCGGAGTATGCGTTCCTGGGGCGTCGAGAAAACAACTGGAAGCACACCCATAACCGGCCCAGAAACTGGCAATCCAAAATAGTCATTATCGAGGTGTAACCATGGCCACCGCGCCCGCAGTCCCCAATTTTGCAGCCACTAATTTCGCGCTTGGCGACGATGACGAAGCCATCGACAAGCAGAACGCCCAAAACGCCATGATGGTGAGCTACTTTGGCCAGTTCGGTGCGTTCGCTCAACAGCTCGAAAACGAGCAGCAGCAGACCCTAGACAGCGCCAATCAGATATTACAGTCGACCAATGGTGTGTATCAAAACGTTGTGCAAGAGCGGCAAGCCGCACAAACCGCCCGGCAGGAAGCCGAGGCCGCCCGCGATCAGGCACAACAGATTGCCGTGGGAACGGTCGGCGTGACCGAGCTACAGCCGGGCGCGTTAGCCAATCCAATGGACTATGTCAGTGCTGAAGACGGTTCACTGACGGTGCGCAATCTGGATGTCGACTTTTCCACGCTGCTGGCGGGCGGGCATAAGCGCGCATCCCTGGCTAGATATGATGTTGCGTGGCAAATGGGCAATACCGGTTTCGACCTGGGGGGGCGGCAGGTATTCCGTGTTGATGCGACGCAGCAGCGCACGCTAACGATCGTGAACCACCCCGGCGAAGATCGGGCGATGGTGGTGGTCATCAAGGTGTACGGCACGGTGCCGCCCATTTGGCCAAGCCAGTGGCAAGGCGCGTGGGTAGAAGGCGTGGAGCCGCTGCTAGGGACCACTAAAACCACCATTGTGGGTTGGTGGGATGGTGACGAATGGGAGCTCTCAGTGGTGTCAAAGCTATGATGGAACTGATGATGATGCGGGGGGGGAACCGAGGACTGGAAACCCCCTGGCAGTATGTGGGGTATGGGTACGAATACAGCTCAGCGCTGGCCATCACCGGGGCGCTCCCCACGAACGCTCAGCCGGGTGATCTGGTGGTATCGGTGATTTCAGCGCGGGCGTATAACGGTGATGTACGGGATCTCGACATGACCACCCCCGGCTGGACAGTGTTTAAAGCAGGGACGGTGGCCTGGGTCGCGGCCACGATTTACAGAGCAGGCATGGCCCCACCGGTGTGGGAACAACCGTATTCCCGCTACGTGCGCGTGTTAACGTTTTGCTACCGCAATCCGGGGTGGTCGTCTATCAAACTGGTCAGCTTACTGGCAGTGCAATCACCGGTCGATGTGGATGTGCAGGCACGTAATAGCCTGATTCTCAACATAGGCAACACGCCGGGCACGTCGGGCTATTGGCGATTACCGAACACTGGAGAGTCGTTTTCTCAACGCTACAATACCCGTTCGTCACCCTCGCTGTACGTGACGGATGCAAATATCGCCACCCCGCGGCTGGTGGAAAACGTATATGCGTACACGTCAGACGGCGGGGCTATTAGGAACATTATTCTAGTGGCGTATTAGAAGGGAGTGACCACCTAAGGTGCAGGAACACCGGAGGTGGCCACCAACCAGCAGAGCACACCTGCAAGTCGGCCAAGACTCCCCTGCCTCGCGAGGCTCAGGCAGTCTAAGCCAAACGTTAGAACGTTAGAAGGCTTGACATGGTGCTAATCGAAATCCGTTGCACTCAGTGCAATCGCAAGCTGGCCAACGTCAGCGACTACCAGTTCATAGAAATAAAGTGTCCGCGTTGCAGGCACTTAAACCAGCAGAGAGCCACGAGCTCCAAACCACCAAAGGAGATGCCTCGTGGCTACCCCAATCATTCCCTGGATGGGCGGCAAGCGCCGCCTCGCTGATCGTATTTTTCCGCTAATGCCGCCACACCAATGCTACGTAGAGCCCTTCGCAGGAGGGGCTGCTCTATTTTTCCTGCGGCCATCGCCCGCAGACATAGAGGTGCTTAATGATGTTAACGGCGACCTAGTGAACCTCTACCGTGTTGTCCAGAACCATCTAGAAGAGTTCGTCAGGCAGTTTAAGTGGGCGCTCTCCAGCCGCCAGGTGTTTGAGTGGCTCAAGATGACGCGCCCTGAAACGCTCACTGATATACAGCGGGCCGCCCGCTTCTATTACCTCCAGCAGAATGCCTTTGGTGCCCGCATTGAAGGCCAAACGTTTGGTACTGCCACCACCACGCCACCAGGCTTGAACCTGCTGCGCTTAGAGGAAACGCTATCAGCGGCTCACTTGCGCCTATCAAGCACCTTTATAGAGCACCTAAGCTGGCAGAACTGCATTGAGCGATATGACCGCCCACACACTCTCTTTTATATGGACCCGCCCTACTGGCAGACAGAAGGATATGGGGTACCCTTTGGCATAGAGCAGTACGAGGAAATGGCAAGCATGCTGGCCAAGCTGAAAGGCAAGGCCATCATAAGCCTCAACGACCACCCAGACATCCGCCGGATCTTCGCGAATTACCACATCGAAACCACCGACATCCGCTACACCGTCGGCGGCGGCAAAGGCTCAGACGCCAAAGAAGTGCTGATCTTTAGTTGGGATGTGGATGCGGAGCCAGCAGGGCTGTTTTAGAAACAGGGGATATTATGTGCCACCCAAGCCGCATACCTCAGAAATGGATTTTTATAGTCAGTTGGATTGATGATGCAGGGCCTTATGCATGCGCCACTTTTGCAAACCCTGAGGATGAGAATGAAATGCAGGATACTCAATTACTGACAGGTGGGAAGACGGTTGAAGAAATTGCGCTTATTAAGAATATACCCGTGAGAGGCATGGAATGGTGGATGCTTAGAGAGCGAATACTAGATTATTGAATACCAAAATATGTACGAATTCTCTTGGTATTTACACAGAAGGGATTTGAGTTCTTTATGCCAAAGATACAGCAAAAGCTCTCAGCTATATCGCGCAATAGGCAGTGCCAAATCCCTCGCCAAAGAGTGCCAAATCCCTCGCGCGTTTACAAGTACCTTGCAGTATTTCTATACCCACCATAGACCCAACAAAAAAGGCCACCCGCTTGGGTGGCCTTTTGTATTCTCTAATGCTTTGCTTTTCAACCACTTAAGTGGTGCCGACACCAGGAGTCGAACCCGGGACCTACTGATTACAAGAACCTTACTTACTAGCTCGCAGCAGCACGTTTATTTTAAAATCAATCACTTACACTTACCTGAAAATTCATTGCAGCTCATTAAAGCATGTTTCTGTGGACACTTTTCACTTTATTTGACCATGAAACAACTAGCAACACTGGAATAATACTTAAAATATTAACTTCATCCTACTAATAACCATTCCTTATTCTTAAAAAATCACCTAACTTCAACCCTCCTATAAATTTCAAAGTTTTATCTATATCATCTTTTTCAATCTCAAACTTAAGAAAATCAAAACTACCCTTCTTAGGAACAACTATGTAGAATTTTGCATCACTATTCTTACCTCTCACAATATCAAAAATTGTTTTAGCTTTATTGGCATCAGCTTTAAAACCAAAATAAACCTCTTTTATTTCTTTATCTTTAACATGCATTTTATCTTTAAGGCTTATAATTCTATATTCAGACTCATAACTCCAATCTATACTTTTATAGCTTAGTATTTCCCTGGCAATGTTATAGCTATTTCTTTCCAAAGCTTCATAGATATTTAATTCAGGTATTGATTCATCATCAATATATTCGACTTTTATAAAATCTTTGTCGTCAAATTCGTAGCCTATACAAATCCCTGTGATTTTATCTGCATAATGCCCCCACATTATTGGACTGTTTTCAGGTGGGCAATCTGAAAAAGAGCTAGTTCTGTACACCTCTCCGATCAAACTTAAAAACTCAATGCTTAAAAACCTGCTATAGCTTAATTTGTTTTTATTAGTTTCTTTCTCATTTTCAACCCTTTGGTGAAATTTTTTTAACTTATTTCTATCAATCCCATTTAAGTCATTACTTAAATTCTTTTCAAGCTTTAAAATTGCATTATTTATAGCATCCCAATCTTTATCCTTAAGATCATAATCAACGTTCAAAGAAAATTCACAACCATCATTTAGGCTATTTATTTCTGAAAAATAAATCTCATTGTTAAAAATATTTATAATTGACCATTCATTCATACTACTATATTTATATAGCACAAGGCACCTTTTAGTTTTAATAAATTAATTCACTGAAGTGCATCTAAATACAAGTCAGACTTTTCCAATAGATTAGCATTACAACCACCAATATTAAAATAAAGACCATTATACTCAAACCTATAATTTAGACTTTGAATATCTCTTAAAACCATGTCCTCTTGAGCTTGAGCATTGCACAAAAAATCAGCCGCCCCTCTATTAAAAGTGTCACTTATTCTTTGCCTTTCTGCTAGCCCCCATCGGTCACCTTCAATATTACTACCAGTCAAAGTAACCATTGCTATATTAATAAGCACATCACTTGCACACACATAATGCCTCTCTCCGTCATCAAACTCCCTATGCATAATGAACATATTCTTAGAGCACCCTTCTCTAACTGTTTCATCATCAACAGATAAGACAATAAGGTTTTTATCAACCAGGGCAGTCTCTAAGGAGAGTAAAAAATCAAAAACATTTCCTTTAAATTCATGGCTTTTAATATTATTTTCTAGCGACATAGCACTTGCATTACTAGCAGTTATTAAAGCAAAGCTTATAATCCACTTTATAACTTTACCCACAATCCCTACCTCCCTGGAACCATCTATCCACAACCCTTTGTGCTATTCGGTATCCGTTCCCGTTTTCTTCAACGTGCTGCGCGCCCTCTCTATATCGGGGCTTATTTGTCCGCACGTCTCATCTGTCATGCCAGTCATTAGCCAAAGCGTGTATTTCGGCCACTGCTTGCAGATTGACTCTAATAGGTCGCCTTTAGGTACTCGACCTGTCTGCTCAATCCCTTCAAGAGTTTTCTTAGCAATTCCAATTAGTTGCGAAAACTCTCCCCTTCCTGAAGTTTCCACTTCACGAATTTCACGGATTTTTTTTGCAAGCTCGCTTGACATATACTCAACTCTGAGTAACCTTAGTTATGAGTGTACTTTACTTTAAGTACACGCTAGCAGCGCCATGACAACGATTGTTTGACGCTGTGTTGACAAAGAAAGCCTACCACAACATGCCACAGCGAGCAGGTACAGCATGGAAACGAGCATCACGCCCCACGTCTCAGCGCCTCAAGTGCCCGTTATGACGATCGAGCGTTTCTCAGAGCTTTCTGGCCTATCCCCCGACACCGTTCGCGGTCAGATGAACCAAGGGAACCTCCCCATCATCAAGGTGGGTCGTCGTCGCCTGGTGAACGTCGCGCTCTTTACCGCTGAGTGCCTGCAATCGGAGGACTGGCCATGAGCGCCCTAGCAAACGCCCCCATCTACACACTGTCAGCGTTCACCACTCACACCCTAGACGTTGTAGGCACCTTTTACGCCGCGTCTCTACAGTGCGATGGGCATTTTTACACTGGCTGCAACCAGGACGGCTCTGTTGGTCTACACGTTCGCGCTGATGGCACCGTAAAACTGTTCTTCCCAACGGATCACCTGCTGACCCTCGACCTCTCAGGCGTCACCTACAACGACCTGATGGCCATGATCGACAGTGACGGCAAGCGCTACTGCATTCGTTTCCCCAGCTACCGCGCCGCGCTCGACTTCCTGGCACGGAACTACGGCATCACCGATGCCCCCGACGACCCCAGCAACACCGAGCGCGCTTCTGCATCGGCACCTTCACCCACCGACGCCTCCCCTTGCCCCTCGGTAATGGTGCTACCCGCGCAACTATCCACACGCCCACGGCTAACGCGTCGTCCGTTATCCACAACGGCCTTTAGCCCCAACGGAGTTATGCACATGGCAAAGAAACAGCCCATCCGCGTGTTTCTCGACCCCGACACCCACAGCCGCCACCTCATTCAGGCAGGCACCAACGGCTTAACGTCGTCCGGCCTCTCTGAACGGCTGATTGAGTACGGCCTAGCGCAACTGGAAAACGGCAACAAAGCACCGCTTGAGTCGCTTTCCCGCGCCGCCTCCCCCGCTCCCCACTGCAACGAGGCCTGATCCCTATGTCCCCCTGCCCGTCATCCGTCGCCCTTCGGTCGCACGGCGTCCTTAGCCAGCAGCGGACAGACTGTCAACCCCTTTTTGTGGGGTTAAAAAAGGGGTTGACCGGCTGGCCGATGTTGGCTGCCGTGCAGAAAGACCGACGGGCAAACGGAGGGCGGGTAGGGGGACCCCCCTGCCTTGATTCCCGAGCTTTGAGGGAGCGGGGCCAGCGGTGCCTCCACGGCCGGGACTACGCACGAGCCGCGACCTACTACGCCCAGGCGGAATACCTGACGTTAGTACAGACCGGCATTACACCTGAAACCACTGAGCTAGCCATTCTCGCGGACTACTGCTTAACCCAAGCCGCCAGAACCCAACGCTAACGAAAAGGAAACATGACCATGATCAACACCATTCAAGCCCACGTAATCGGTGCCTCTCGCTACAGCATGGACAACGGCGTTAAAGGCGCAAAAGTCACCATCATGCAACCTTCCGCGTCTGACAACGATAACCAGCTTGGCAACCAAGTCAGCACCATGTCAGCGCCTTATGAAATTCTCGACCAGCTCCATGCATTTGCACCTCACATGCCTTGCGCCTTGGAACTGGATATTGAATTTCGGTCGTCCGGCGGCAAAGCCACCATGCACGTCCTTGCTGCCCGCAAACCCAACGCCACCGGCAGCCAACACGCACCGTCTGCCAGCAGCGACAAGAAATAGGATTTTGAGCCATGGACACAAGCACACCTGAAGGTCTATGGCTCCTGGTTTATTGCGTCGGCCTCGTCCTTGCTTTCGGGATCGGCGCGATAAATGGGGGGCAACGATGAACGATCCCAGCCTTACGTTTGTGGTTAGCACCCTTTTCACGTCCTACGCCCTCGGTTGGGCCTTTGGACACATCATTTTATCTGTAAAACGCTTTATGGAGTCAGTCTCATGACCAAGCAAACCGTTATTCAAACCCTCGCCGCCACCGTCAACACCACCAAAGCCAAGGTTGCAGGCGGTGCCGCCCTGCTTCTAGGTTCCGCTGCTGCTCACGCCCAGGAGGCTACCGGCGCATCAGCAGCTTTTACTGAGGTGCAAGCCGCCGGTACTGAAATGGCCGGTTACGCATGGCCGGTGGTCGCTTCTATCACCGCTGCTTTGATCGGCATCAAGTTGTTTAAGAAGTTTGCCAACCGCGCGTCTTAATACCGCTAAGCAAGGGACAACCAAGGGGCGGAAACGCCCCTTTTTATATAACGAGGACAACATGATTAAAAAAGCCGTTTTATTATCCACTTTAACGCCTTTTTTAATGGTGTTTTCTGATTATTCTTTTGCTTGGCGTGCTGAAAGTTTTGGGTATGGTAATACCACTACTGATCTTTCTAGAGCGCAGAGTTTAATGTCTGAACGATGCACTTCAACGAAAGCTTGTTGGCTTAGGAGTTATACTCAAGGCAGTTACACTTATTATATGGTATACACTAAGAGTCTTTCTTCGCTTACCGAAGATGATCTTGTTGAAAAGGAGCCTATATTTTTTTCTGCTCTTGATGATGATGAATGTAATTCTGAAAACGGCTCATCTATCAACGTATCTCCATCTTCTGCTAATTATCTTCAAACTGGCGGCTCTGTAAAAACTCATGGTGGTGCCTGTTCTATTTCTGCTAGTAGTTCAGTTTCTGCTTGTTATGATGCAGGAGGTGGTGTTTCGTGTACTTTAGATATAGTTTCAGAGTCAACTGGTGAGCTTCGCGCTTATATTCCTGACTCTCCTTTAAATGGTGCTTGGGGAGAGGGTGACGGCACGTTTTCAGTAGTTGATTTTTCCGGTAACGATTATTTAACGGAGCTTCCTGGTGGTTGCTCTGATAACTCCAGTTGTGTTGCGATTGGTGATAAATCATATCTAGTTGATTGGGATAGCGCGCCTGACTATTTTGAATATGTAGGTTCAGACGGCAATACCTATTCAAAGCCGAGTTCCGGTGGCGGCTCTGGTGGTGATACTGGCGGCGGTGATCCTACCGACCCAACAAACCCTACCGACCCCACCGACCCAGGCGGTAACGATGGCGGCGATTCTGGTGGTGATTCCGGCGGCAGTGATGGCGGTAACGATTCCGGCGATGGTTCCGGCGGTTCCTCGGGTGGCGGTGGTAGTTCTGGTGGCGGCTCTACCGTACCGGATTTTGAGTTTGACGAATCCGGCATTATTGAGGCTATCGGCTCCGCTGGCCAATCCAACCGCAACGCTATCAATGCCCTGTCTAATGATGTCACTAGTTCAATTAACAATCAGACCAATGAGCTAAACAACGCGACCTCTGCTCAAACAGATGCTTTGAGCGGTGCGCTTAGCAATCAAACAGATACGCTTTCCAACTCCCTCGACAGCCAGACTGACACCATTACCGGTGCATTAAATGATCAAACCGGCACATTGTCTGGCTCTCTCGATGCCCTTGGCACGTCTATTGTCGATGCCATTAATGCGTTTGGCTCTGTCGAAGGTGAAGGTGAAAGCGATGGGGAAGGCACCGAGGGGGATGGCCTTTTAGATGGTATCTCGAACCTGTTTAACGGTCTCGTCGATGACCTTGCTTCTCGTTTTACCGAAGACCTTGGTAACGGTGACGACCTTTTTAACTCCTCCAGTATGGATCAAACCCTCGATGGATTAGCCGAGGAGCAACAAGGCTATAACGACGAGGTTAACACCTTAATGGATCAAATCGGCGATGGGTCTAGCTCTGGCATTGCTGATCAAGTTGTCTCTCGCCTTCCTTCATTACCGTCAGGCTCCTGCACCCCGCTCCAGTTCGGCGTGATGGAAATTTCCTGCCAAGCCTTTAACACCATTAAGGCTTGGCTCTCCTGGATCATTTATTTCTGGACGGTCGTTAGTGTGATCGACACGTTCTTCCGTTCTGGCCAGAGGACTGCATAAATGGCGCTACCTGCAATGCTTGGCATGGGTGCGGTGATTGCATTTGTCACCCGCATTCTGGAATGGATTGTTACCCGCATCGCTTCCCGAGTCACTAACCGCTTAGCGGGCATCCTCATTTGGACAACGCTCTACATCTCTCTTTTGGTCGGTCTTGCTGTCACGTTTTCGGCCATCATTAGCGGCATTAGTGCCTCCCTACCTGCCGACCTTTCCCAAGGTATCGCCGCTATCAAGCCTAATAACTTTGAATCCTGTATGTCTGCCATCTATGGCAGCAAAGTCGCTGTTTGGGTGTTCCAGCAAAAACGCCAGTTAATCGACTGGGAGCAAGGGAGGCCCGTTCTCTAATGGCTGTTTATGTTGTTACCGGCAAACTTGGCGCGGGAAAAACCCTGGTGGCCGTGGGTAAGATTAAGGATAAGCTCAATCGCGGTTGCAAGGTCGCCACCAACCTGGACTTAAACCTCGATAAGCTCATTGGTGAAAAGCCAAAGCAAACCCTCTGCTACCGCATCCCTGATAAACCTGTCCTGGCCGATCTGGAGTCTATTGGTACCGGTACCGACTCTTACGACGAAAATAAAAACGGCTTATTAGTGCTGGATGAATGCGGCACGTGGTTCAACGCCCGATCCTGGAACGATAAAAGCCGCCAAGACGTTATTAACTGGTTTCTCCATGCCCGAAAACTTGGATGGGACATTATTTTCCTCATTCAAGACCTGTCGATCATGGACAAGCAAGCTCGCGTAGCACTCGCAGAACACGTCGTTTACTGCCGCCGCCTGGATCGCGTCACCCTACCGTTTGTGGGCGGTATTTACTCTTTTTTCACTGGTTCAAAAGTTCCATTACCGAAAGTTCACCTCGGCATCGTGAAATATGGGGATTCCCCCCAGAGCATGACCGTCGAACGCTGGACCTACACTGGCCGCGCCCTCTACCCCGCTTACGACACCAAACAAGCCTTCTCCGACCACTACCCCCACGGCACGTACTCCATGCTGCCGCCCTGGTACACCCACGGCATGCACCGCGTACCGCGTGACGCGAGGTTCTACATGAAGATGACCCGTATTTATTGGAAACGCTTTAACCGCCCGTTTCTCTCCCTGGCTTCGTTTGGGCTGGGCGCGTTCTTAACGGTATCGGTACTCGTCGCCGACCGTGTGAATGCTCGCGCCCAAGAACAACCCACTGCCACTCCCCAGCAACTACCCGACCTCAGCACGACCCGCATCGCCAGCTTTAGCCAGTTTGGCGACCGCACCACCTACCGCCTCATTGATAGCAACCGCAACACGTCCACCACCGACGACCTCAGCCGCCAAGGCTTCGCCATCGTCCCCGTGAATGCTTGCCTCGTTCGCATAGAAAATGGAGTCACCCATGAAGAAGTTCGCTGCTAACACCGTCGCCGCCATCGCCCTGGCCACGCTCACCAGCACCGCCCACGCCACGCCCATTCAAATGCAAGACACCGACATTCGGGACTTCGTGCGCTGGTACGTTGAACAAACCGACACCCCGTTGGCGATTCACCCCACGGCCACCGGCACTCTCACTGTCTACGCCCCCGACGTGCCCGATCACCAGCTAGACGAATTCTTCCAGGGCGTGTTGAGTTCCCACGGCTACACCATCCTCCCAGGCAACCCGCCCACCGTGGCACCGTCTAGCCAACAACAGCCCACGAATATGGCACCGGTGCAGGAAACGCTCGACCCCGCCGCCGCGATCACCAACGCGCCCACGCTGACGCCACCGCCAGAACCGCAGGCGACTCATTTATTTGCCTTTGATAACGTGCGTGCTGATGATATTGCGCCGTTGGTCACCAGCTTTCTCACGCAAAACACTCAGGAAGGCACCACACCGCCACGGGTTCAGGTACTTCATGCCTCAAACGCCATACTTGCCAAGGGCCCAGAAAAGCAGCTTGAACAACTTCAAGGCTTCATCCCCCAAGTAGACGTTGCACACCCCCAGCTACTCATCCAGGCAGTGATTTTTGAAACCACCGATGGGGATACCTTCGATCTTGGCGTAGCGCTTGGACGCACTACACCGACTACGGGTTCTCGCGTGGCAGGTGGCTTTAACACCGCCAATCTGGGAACGTCGCTAGCCTCCTCCGGTGGTACCTTCGGGATCTTCGACGGTGATATTCTGGCGTTTGCGATCAATGCCTTACAGCGTGACTCACGCTCTAACGTGTTATCCACACCGCAAATTCTCACGCTTTCCGGTAAGCGTGGCACCATTTCCATTGGTCAGAATGTCCCGTTTGTCACGGGTCGCGTCACTGGCGAATCAGCGGACGTTAACAGCCCCTTCCAGACCATTGAACGCCGTGACGTAGGCATACGCTTAAACGTGCTGCCGGTCGTCACCGCCTCCGGCTTAGTGATCATGGATATCACCACCTCTGCCGACTCTCTTACGGACTCGCTACTTGCGTCTGACATCATCACCAACCAGCGCCAAATCAACACCACCGTACAAATTCGCTCCGGCCAAACCCTGCTACTCGGTGGCCTCTCGTCACAAGATGACCGTTCCCAGGTCTCTGGCGTTCCAGGCCTCTCTAGCGTCCCTGTTGCCGGTCGTTTATTCCAAAACGAATCCACCTCTACCCAGCGCACCAACCTACACGTACTGCTTCAAGCCACCGTGTTACCCCGCTATGACGCGACCCAAATAAATGAACGCATACCGCCTGCCGCCAGCCCGTCACCCTATGCGCAGCAGGGGGTGACGGGCTGGCGGCGGGAGGTCGAGACCATCCCTGTAACACGTCTCGCAGAGTAACAAAGAAACCCGTTAAAACAGCTCATTACAGCACGTACCAACATTTAAAAAATTAAGGGAATAGGTCATGGAACGCTGGAACCGTTACTCACTTACGTCACTGGAAAAAGGCGAGCAAGACCCGTTTGGAAAACTGTTGATTAGCTCGGCAGGTCAGCGTGAGCTTAACGAACTTCGTTTACTGAATGCAGGCGTGGACACGGTACGGCAGCTCTACCAGGGCGAGCCTTGCCTGCACCATTTCAATGAAATTATCGAGGTCTACAACGAAGGCAAAGGGGCCACCATGAACCTCTTTGACGTGGAGTGGGCAGTGGGGGCCGGTGCGGCCGGTTCCGGCTTCCGCTACCGCCTGCAAAACAATGAGCTAGGCGTGATCGTATTCTTCCAGGCACGGCACACCAAGATAGACACCATCGGAACCCACCTGAAAATTGAACTCTCTCCGCATTTCATTCAGGAGCGCAGCCCGCAGCAGTGCCAAGACTTCATGTATAACATCGCGGCACACATGCTTTCCCACGTTGAACCGATTGGCTGTGCAATACACTTAGCGTTAGACGTACAAGGCTGGGAGCCACCCAAGGACTTTATGGAGTGCTTCGTTACCCGCTCCAAGAAGATCATGCGGATCGACGGCATCGACGACTTAGAGTTTGCTCACAACACCATTGCAACTACTTACGGACGCGGTGAAACCTACATGTTTGGCACAGCAGGCGCGCTGCAATGCTGTATCTACAACAAGACCTTAGAAGCCAAGCACCGCGACAAAATGCACTTCTGGGAAGGCATCTGGCAAAACGCCGTCGATGACGACCTAAACGGCACCTACAACCCAGAAGAAACCGTCTGGCGTATCGAACTGCGCTTTCATCAATCAGTGCTGAGAGAATTCGCCCAAGGCATCCCCTGCAACGTTGATACCGGCGAAGTTCTGGACGACTCCCACGGCTTTAACCGCTTCATTGATGTGGTACCGCATCTCTCCGGCCTCTGGCGTACCGCGATGCAGTCTTACCGCCTGGATGCACGCCGTAATTTGATTGATCCCGCATGGCAAGTCATGCAGGAAGATGCCCGCTTCTACTGCCATGAGCCTGGGTTCATGTACAAACGAGCGCGCAAAGAGCCTGGGCTGGGCAATGAAAAGAACGTTACTCTCGCGTTTGGCAACCTCATTAGCATCTACGCCCGCCAAGGCTTCCGCACCCATCAAGCCGTTCGCTACCTCCAACGCTCCGGCATTTGGGAAGACCTAGCAGAATACTACCGCCGTCGCGGGGTCGACTCCGGCCAATTCCGACAGATAGTCGAACAGAAGCTTATAGAACGACGATTAGTAGGCAAGGCGGCGTAAGCATGGGCATTAAGAAAGTCAAAACGGGCTGGCAAGTCGACTGCTGGCCAGCGGGTCGTTATGGCCCAAGGGTACGCCGTATTTTCAAGCAGCAATCCGTCGCTAAACGCTTCGAAGCCAAAATCATGGGGCAAGGGGCTGCCGGTGAAGATATGTCCGACCTCCGCAGCGATAAAAGGCGTCTGCTAGATCTTGTCGAGCAGTGGTACGAACACCACGGTCACACCTTGAAGAGTGCGCCGGATCGCGTTCGCTCACTCCGCAAACTCGCCAACGCCCTGGGCAACCCACTCGCTAAAAAATTCACGGCCCAGCAGTGGGTCGAGTACCGCGCCCAACGGCTAAAGGAAGTCAAAGCCAACACCATCAACCACGAACACACCTATCTAACCGCGGTGTTTTCAGAGTTAGAGCGCTTATCGCTGTGGCCACACGGCAACCCGATGCAAAAAGTCCGTAAGGTACGCACCGACGAAACCGAAAAAGGCTACCTCGACAGCTACCAGATCGCACGGCTACTCGACCACCTCCGCGCCCAGGAGACTGACGACTGCTATTACATCACCGTGATATGCCTCTCGACCGGCGCACGCTGGGGCGAAGCCCAAACACTTCGAGCGGAAAACGTCCGTCAGGATCGCATCGTCTTTGTGGGTACCAAGTCAGGCAAAACCCGCACCGTCCCCATCGACCCCGACTTGGCCAAGCAGCTACGCCAGCGACGAAAGCTCGGACGCCTATTCGGCAACCGCTACAAAGCTTTTGCCCGCGTCATTAAAGAACTCAAGATAGAACTACCGGAAGGACAGTTAACCCACGTACTACGTCACACGTTTGCGAGTTACTTTATGATGAACGGGGGAAACATCCTGGTGCTGCAACAAATACTTGGTCATCAGTCGATCACCATGACCATGCGTTACGCACACTTTGCACCGGATCACCTGGAGGAAGCGACCAAGTACAATCCCCTGGCTATGTCTACCGCTGTAGACACTTTGTAG